ATGACGACAACAGATTTGATGTTATATACATTTATCGGAGTTATTCTTTTAACAGTTTTAATTATCATAATTGTGAAATTTTTTGAAAATCCCTTCGAATATCCTGAAGTATTAACCAGAATCAATTTGTCCGGTCGTAGACGTCCGTCATATATAGACTGCATTGACCAGTGGATTATTGATGATTCTGATACATCAATAATGGATGAATACAACTATGCCTTAGATAAATGGGATGAAAAATGTGAGGCACGGATTAAAAAAACGATACTTTGGAAAAAAAGAAAAATTCAATTTTATCAAAATATGAGAAATGAAGTATTGGATTATAACTATCATATGTTTGTGTTTGAATTTTTCCGGAGACAAACTAGATATCAACAGGAAAACTATAATAGAACTGCCTACTATGTAAATCATGTTGAAAAGACCATTACTAAAAGTTTACAAGAAATGCTGGATATTGAAGAGGAGCTTTCAGAAATAGATTTTGAAACAACACGAGAAAAATACCATGCTAAGAATCAGCGAAGATTGATGACAAAGGAACTGAGAAGAAGCATCATGGAGCGGGATAACTATACTTGTCAAATATGTGGAAAATATATGCCAGATGAGGTTGGACTTCATATTGATCATATCATACCTATAAAAAAGGGTGGAAAAAGTGTTGAAAGTAATCTTCAGGTGCTGTGTGATAAGTGTAATTTGAGTAAGGGAACTAGTAGGCAATGACGATTTTTGGCTAATGTTTAGAAAAAAGAGTAGCAGTCTCTCTGTTTTGGGAGATAGCTACTCTTTTGAAATTTACAGATATCTGTTGTAGTACATTTCTTTCGCGTACGTCTGGATTTTATCAATGAAGGCGTATGATTGTGATTTTCCACGTCCTAAATTAACTTTCTCAAAAATTTCATTCTTTTGATATCCGTTTAGTAGAAGATTCAGGATGTTCTCTGCTTCGGGATATTTTTTAGAAACCTTCGCAATAAGATCTTTGATAGTCATCATCAGAAAAGCGATGTCTTCGTTATCTGTGGTTCCGGTGGGGTCAAAACCATGACTGTATTTAGTATTGGCTTTTTCTATAAATTCATCCAAGGGGAGGTCTATAGATGAGGGGGCGTATTTATGTTTAAGGTATCGTTCAACGTCATCATTGAAGATCCTCATATATACATCCATAAATCCCTTTCTGTAAGGAATAAAAACTATAGGAACCTTCTTACCGTAAGGAAAAGTCCAAGTTTCAACGTTATCATAGTTGAGCCCCATTGGTAAAAGTGTTGTAATCATTTCCGTTGATAATACCGCTGGGACCAATTCTTCATCTGCTCTGAAAGGCTGCCCGTTAAATGAACATCTGTTGCTAAAGTTACGATAATTGCTGTTTTTCTCTGCCATATGGCTTGCCTCCTGTGATTGTCTTTTGTGTGTGACAAATTCACAGGAGAACGAGACGCCTAGACTATGTTTCAGAGCTACTTGAAGTTTGAAAAAATACAGCTAAAGCGTTATATTTTTAGTGGGGTTTGTTAGGATTTACTACGAGTTACTCGGAGCATATTCTAACGATAAAACTAAAAATGTCCCTGTGTTTTGTTCACAAGGACATCCCATAGTTAGCAGAGTTGGTGCGCTATAGTTGCTAAAGTTGGTAGAGTTGGTGTTTTGAAATAGAAGGACAAATAATGTCAAAGGATGAAAAAATAAGACTTTGTGGCGGTACTTTTTTTACATTAATTCTGGAGGCAAGGAGGCCGAGATTGTCCGTTCGGCAACATTACATGGGAGAAACAGACGGACTTTCCGAACCAGAAACATTGGTAGGTTTGGCAAAAATTGTTGTTCCTGATTTTAAGGCCCCATCAAAGACAATGATGAAAACCATAAAGGGTAATACATATGACTTTAAGAGCTGTAAAAATAAGGGAGGTACATACTTTCCGTTTGGAAATAAAAATGCATTAAAGGCGTTTGATAATAGAATTAGATCTGAATATGGATATGTATTAAATGAAATGACATTATTTTGTGATAGTTTTATTCATATGAAGGACAGTACAAAAAAAGATGAGACCTTAATTAAGGCGCTTATTGAAATAATTGATTCAGATGATTCAATACCTTCAGATCAATTATTTTATGTAAACAAAGATGGAACAGCGGTATGCAAGGACAGGTTAGTCGTAGAGAAAGAAATTTGTTTTCAGTCTTTTTTGCTTGGGGTGTTTCATTTTGCAATAATGAGAAAAGAACCCGCAAGCATTGGAAAGTATACTTACGAAAGATGGTGTCCTTCTAAGAGTGGCGGGCAAAGAGGGTATGAGGGGAATGTTGGAGAACATGTGAAGCATAAAATATCTTTATCCTATGTTAGCCCCGTCGAAAGTATAGATGCAGAGGTTATAGATTTGATCGAAGAAGAGAAAACAGAAGAAAAAACTGAAACTAAAACAGATGTTAATGCTAAGCCACAAATGACTTTTAATTTTAATGTTACCGGTAATAACAATAGTTTTTACAATCATGTTAATACTGTAAATAACTACTATGGAGATAAGAAGGATGGACAATAATACTCAACCCGCAGGTCATGCATTATTGCAGAATATTAATAAGCCTACGGAGATTAATCTTCCGGGTGACAATAATACACTTATCGCTCATGCTGATAATGTTAACAATGAATATAATCAGGTACTAATATTTAGCAATCAATTGAGCAGTGGCAGAAATCCTGGATACACATTTTCAGGGTTTAATACTGATTTTTATAATCTTATTGTAGTGGCTGATGGTGATTTGAATGATACAAATCATTTCTTGGTAGATAAAAGTAGAGCAATTACAGAAAGTACATCACCAGAATTGAAAGAAGCATATGCGGCACTAACGCCAGAAGCAATAGATTGTGTAAAAACATTTCCTACAATTATTGCGGAAGAGAATCATCATTATGGAAAAACGGATGAATCTCAAATGGCTGTGTATGGAATGATTACTGACGTGAAAGTTCAGGACAACGGAATAAAGGTTTATTATCAGCCATTGAATTGCGTCCCTCAGCAAAAACTCAATGATCTAGCGAAAGAATTAGGTCTTGGGAGAGCTGAATGTTTTAATGAGCTCAATCGAATGCATTGGGCGATAAAGAAGATAAATTTGGTAGAGGTTTTAAGAGATAACGGGATACAAGTTTTTTCAATGTAAAAAAGGCGCCATTACTAGTTTTTGGAGGTTAATAGATGAGTGTTGAATATGAAAACATGCAAGTCGAAAAATGGGTAAATCTTGAGGACGTAGCAGTGCACTTAAGTTTAAGTCAAGATACAGTTAGATCATGGATTAAAGATGGAAAATTACCGTATTATAAGGCCGGAAAACGGTATAAATTCAAGATCTCTGAAGTTGATGAATGGGTTAGGGAAGGAAAAATAAAGGAGTAATCAAGGGAGGGGTTGAGATGAAGCCAAAGATGCAATCGGCGATAGAAAAAATTACATTAAATGATGCTACTTTTTCTGGTGAAGAAATAAATCCCTCATTTATAAATTTTTTCTATGGGAAAAATGGTGCAGGTAAGTCAACTATTGCTAGAACATTGAAGGATAATAAAGATGTTCAGTGGAAGAACGGAAAGACTGTATCTGATTATGATGTTTTAGTTTATGATACGGATTTCATAAATGCGAACCTTGCTAATTATGGTAATCTCGCAGGCGTTTTTACAGTATGCGAGACAAACATTGAAGCCCAAAAAAGAATAGATGAGTTAAGCGAACTAAAAAAAGATAAAATTGAGCAGTATGAATCAGTACTAGAAAATATAATAAAAAAGCAGGAGGAAAAAAATGCGGTTCTGGCAGAGTATCAAAATGATTGCTGGAAGCAAACAGAAAAAATAAGAATTGTGTTTGATCCGGTAATTACCGGAAAAAAGAAAAAGATATTATTTGCAGAGGAAATCCTATCGCTTACTCCAGTTGAACATGATTTTTCAAAACTGGAGTCTACAGTTAATACTATATTTTATGGTGATGATAAAAGATATGAAACGTATAAAAAGGCGAAAAAGGTAACATACACTTCATTGCCAGGATGTGAGTTGATGGGAAAGTCTATTGCTAGTAGCAGTGAAACCCCTTTTGCTGATTTTATCAAGGCGTTAAATGCTACAGATTGGGTTCGTCAAGGTCATTCGCATTTTGCTGGAAAAACCGATGAGAAATGCCCTTATTGTCAACAGAAATTACCGGCGAATTTTGAACAAGATATAGAGGCTTGTTTTGATGCACAATATCAAGAAGATATAGCTGAAATTACAAGGTTTCAATCTGTGTATAAAAATGAAACAGCAGATATACTTAAAGTATTGCAGAATAACCTCAATGAAATAATGCCGGGATTGAAAACAGAAGACTATCAGACAAAACTCAAAATGCTTAGCGACGCTATTACAATTAACGTACAAAGAATAGATGCGAAAGTTAAAGAGCCGACAAGCCTAGTATCACTTGAGGATACTGATTCTCTGCTTTTTGAAATAGAAGCGATTATTGATAAATTTAATGAACAGATTAATTCCAGGAATGCCATTATTAGTGATATAAAAAATCAAAAAATAAAATGTAGGACTGAAGTTTGGGAATATATAGCATATGTTCTCAAAGATACTGTACAGAAATATCGGGATGATATCACGAAGATAAATATGGATATTGAGGGATTAAATTCGCAGATGAAAACCCTGATAGCCGATGGTAAAAAAATAAATGAAGAAATAAGCGTTCTTAATAAAGAGTTAGTTAGTACCGAAGCAGCAATAGAGGGGATAAATCATATTATTCGAACTTCAGGTTTTCAGGGATTTAGTTTACGGGCAAAAGCTGGGGTTCAGAACACATATGAAGTAATTCGACCCGATGGTAGCATTGCAGATAAACTATCAGAAGGAGAAAGAAATTTCATTGCATTTTTGTATTTTTATCATTTGGTAAAGGGCAGTTTCAGCAGTGAGGAAGTAAAAGAAAAAATTGTAATTATAGATGATCCCGTATCAAGTATGGATAGCAGTGCTCTTTTTATCGTGGGTTCACTTGTCAGAATGATGATAGAGGTTTGCTATAACAATACTGATTATAGAAGCCCTAAAGTTGATGGGGATTACATAAAGCAGTTATTTGTGTTGACTCATAATGTTTATTTTCATAAAGAGATCACGCGACATCAAGAGAAACGTTATCATAGCGTAAATTTTTACATTATACGTAAGACGGATAATGTTTCAAGTGTTTCATTGTGCGTAAGACAAAGTCAGCGTATTCCGACAGAGTCAGAAAACTATAATCCTATTCAGAATTCATACGCGGCTCTCTGGGATGAATATAAAGAACTAAAAACAGTTAATACGCTAACTAATGTCATCCGGAGAATATTGGAGTATTACTTTATACAGTTATGTGGTTATGAAGGTAATGATCTTCAGAAGTGTGTACTTGAAGAAAATAAAGATAAGTTTATTGATGAAGAAGATGGAAAGAAGCCAAATTATGACAGATATAACCTGGCTTCTGCTTTGATTTCATACATAGATGATAGCCCGGCTGTTATTAGTGATGGATTAAATTTTATTGAGGACGGTACGGATATTGAGCAGTATAAAACGGTGTTTAGATTGATTTTTGAAGCAATGCACCAGGAACAGCATTATAAAATGATGATGAATATTGAAGATGAAGAACAATGAGATTTGGATTAAAGGTTGAAATAAAGTAACCAGGAGAATCCGAGAAAAGAGAAAAGGGGATAGCTGACATGCCTATATTAAGTAAAAAGCAAATGTCAGAAGAAGATATAAAACTTAACTATATCACTCCGGCATTGCAGCCTGCTTGGAATAATTATATTACTATGGAGACCAAGATTACGGATGGAAAGATAAATCTCAAGGGTAATATGGTTTCTCGCAGCAAACCTAAATATGCGGATTATATACTATATCTAAATGATGGTAAGCCTATTGCTGTTGTAGAAGCAAAAGATAATAATCATATAGTTTCTTCCGGTCTTCAACAGGCAATGAGATATGCTATGATGATGGATTTACCATTTGCATATTCGTCTAATGGGGATGCCTTTTTTGAGCATGATTTTCTGACGGGAAAAGAACGTCAGATTCCTCTAGATCAATTTCCATCTCCTTCTGAGCTTAAATCAAGGTTATTTGGTGAAGCGCAGGACAAGGAAATTGTTGATAATGCAGTGAAAGCCTTTAAGTCGGACTTAAATGTTTTGAAAAATATCGGTTTTACAGAAAAGGAAATAGATAGTTATTATAAAGCTATAAGAATTGGGGAACAGGAGAAAAAAATTATTGATCAGCCTTATTATTCATCCCAGAATACTTATCCGCCAAGATATTATCAGCGAAATGCTATTAATCGTACAGTTGAGGCGATAGCAAAGGGACAGCAGAGATTACTTCTTGTTATGGCTACTGGAACGGGTAAAACCTATACCGCTTTTCAGATAGTCTATAGATTACTACGTTCGGAGACTAAGAAGAGGATCTTATATCTTGCGGATAGAAATATTCTTGTTGATCAGAGTATACTTCAGGATTTTGCTCCGTTGGAAAGGACAACTTATAAGATTGATTTTTCTGAAAAAGACTGTCTGAGAAAGATAGCGTCTCATGAAGTGAGCTTCGCACTGTACCATCAAATGGTTGGTAAGAATGACGAGGAACATTTCAGGCAGATTCCTGCGGGGTACTTTGATTTAGTTATAGTGGATGAGTGTCATAGAGGAAGTGCTAAGGAAGATAGTAAGTGGCGGAAAGTTCTAGAGTATTTTTCTTCTGCAACACAGATCGGAATGACGGCAACTCCAAAGGAGAGTGAGAAGGTCTCTAATATAGATTATTTTGGAGATCCAATTTATATGTACAGCCTAAAACAAGGAATCGAAGATGGTTTCTTAGCGCCGTTCAAGGTCATCAATATAACATTGAATATTAGTGATGGATGGAGACCATATAGAGGACAGCGAGATATCTTTGGTAATATAATTGAAGATCGTGTATACAACAATAGGGACTATGATTATACACATGGAGTTATACTTGAAGATCGTATAAATGAAGTTGCAAATGAAATCACAGAGTATCTAAAACAAACTGGGCGTATGCAGAAAACGATTGTATTCTGTGCTACAGAAGATGCAGCAGAGAGAATGCGTATTGCTCTAATAAATTTGAACAATGATATGGTTGCCCAAAATCCTGATTATGTTGTTCGTATGACAGGAAAAGATGATTATGGAAAGAGTAAGCTCGGTTACTTTATTTCTGTTTCGTCTCCATATCCGGTAATTGCTACAACATCAGATTTGTTATCTACCGGAGCTGATTGTAAGATGACAAAGCTTATTGTTTTAGACAAGATTGTTAATAGCATGACAATCTTTAAGCAGATTATTGGACGTGGGACACGAATTCGTGAAAAGGAAGGTAAGACGCATTTTACAGTTATGGACTTTAGAGGTGTCACGCGATTGTTTGCTGATCCTGATTGGGATGGTCCTATTGAGCAGAATGATAAGTTTACTCATGCAGGAACAGAGACACATGAGAAGTCTCCGTATTCTCATGACCCTAATGATGCAATTGAGGTAGGAACGCCGATTGTAGATAAGGATGGGTGTAGAGTAAGGGTAATAAATAAAACAGTATCTGTATATGACACGAATGGTCAATTGCTTCGGCAGGAAGATATTATTGATTATACGAGAACAAATATTAAGGGTGAGTATGCGTCACTATCGGATTTCATTCGTAAATGGAAGTCTTCTGATAAGAAAGAGGAAATACGTAAAGCCCTTGCTGATATGAGTATTGATCTTGAGGCCTTGAAAAAAGACCAGAATATGATGGATGTTGATGACTTTGACTTTATTTGTTACGTTGCGTATGGTCAGAAGCCTCTAACAAGGAAAGAGAGAGCAAATAATGTAAAGAAGAGAGATTTCTTTTCTAAATATTCTGGAGATGCCCGTGCGGTTCTTGAAATACTTTTGGATAGGTATATGAATCAGGGTATTACAGAAGTTGAAGATATAAAGGTTCTTTCACTTGCTGATTTTGCTAATTATGGAAAACCAGCAAAAATAGTTAAACTTTTTGGGGGAAAGACTAAATATGAGACCGCCGTTAGAGAGCTTGAGGAAATGATATATGATGAAGCATAGCCGGAATAAAGTATGAGTAGAAAGGGATATTCTCTCAGTTTATGACGTTTGCGGATGCATAAAAGATATTGAATAAAAAGAGGTATGACAAGATGGCGTTACAGTCAGGATTTGTAAAAAGAATTAGAGATATTATGCGCATGGATGCCGGTATTAACGGTGATGCACAAAGAATAGAGCAGATGGTGTGGATGCTGTTCTTGAAGGTTTATGATGCAAAAGAAGATGATTGGGAACTGAATGAGGATAACTATGTTTCGATCATTCCAGAAGATTGTAGATGGAGAAATTGGGCTGAAGCAGACGAGAATGGCCACTCTATGACCGGTGACAAACTACTGGATTTTGTTAACAATGTTTTGTTTCCAGTTCTCAAAGGTCAGGACGTAAAAGATGGTAAAAAAGTTATTTACAAGGGTATAAATGTAACACCAGATACACCGGTAAAAAAGGCTATTGTGAAGACTACCTTTGAGGATGCCAACAACTATATGAAGGATGGAGTTCACCTTCGACAGGTCATAGATGTAATTAATGAGATTGAATTTGATGATGTTAAGGAAAGTCATGATTTTGGGTTCGTATACGAAGAAATACTGAGAGACTTACAGTCTGCCGGATCATCTGGTGAATTCTACACTCCGAGAGCGGTGACAGATTTCATGGCGCTTATGATCAAGCCTAAGATGGGTGAAAAGATGGCTGACTTTGCCTGTGGTACAGGTGGATTTATTACATCATGGCTCGGTCAGCTTTCTAAACAGGTTGTTGATGTAGATGACCAGAAAGCATTGGATAATAGTATCTATGGTATTGAAAAGAAACCATTCCCGTACCTTTTATGTATTACAAATATGCTTCTTCATGATATCGAAGTCCCGAAGATATATCATGAGAACTCTTTGAGGCATAATCTTCTTGATTATACCGACGACGATAAATTTGATGTTATCTTGATGAATCCTCCTTATGGCGGTCATGAGGATAAGTCAATCCAGAGTTTTTTTCCGGATGATCTTACGTCATCAGAGACAGCAGATCTTTTTATGTCAGTAATAATGTATCGCCTTAAGAGGAATGGTAGAGCTGCAGTGGTTGTTCCGGATGGATTCTTATTCGGGCTTGATAATGCAAAGGTAGCAATAAAGACAAAGCTTCTTACAGAGTTTAACCTGCATACTGTTATCAGATTGCCGGGATCAGTGTTCAGCCCTTATACATCTATTACCACAAACCTTCTGTTCTTTGATAATAAGAAGCAGACTACAGAAACATGGTATTACAGAGTTGATATTCCTTCAGACAGAAAACATTTTTCAAAGACGAAGCCGATGGAATTAAAACATTTTGATGATTGTATAGATTGGTGGAGTGATAGAAAACCGATTGACCTTGAGGACGGTCCGAAGGCGAAGTGTTATGAAAGAGACTTCCTTTTGAAGGATCGGGGTTGTAATCTTGATCTTTGCGGTTTTCCACATGAAGAGGAAGAAGTATTGTCTCCTTTAGAAACCATTCAGAGCTATCAGGAAAAGAGAACCACCCTTAATGCTGAAATAGATAAAGTTCTTGCTGAACTTGAAGCATTGTTGCCAGGAGGTGTTATAGAATGACTCCTGAACAATTAAAAGCGAGTATACTTCAGTGTGCTATACAAGGAAAACTTGTTGAACAGAGGTCTGAGGATGGTACTGCGGAAGAATTATATCTGAAGATACAAAAGGAAAAGCAAGATCTTGTTAAAGCGGGAAAGATTAAAAAGGAAAAATCTTTGGCAGACATTGCGGAGGATGAGGTCCCTTTTGATATACCGGAAACATGGAAATGGGTATATTTACAGAGTGTCTCATATATAAACGGTGGGTATGCTTTTAAGAGTGCAGATTATACTACGAACGGCGTTCGTGTAGTAAGAATATCTGACTTTAACGAAGAGGGGTTTGTTAATACCAAAATAGTTAGACACCCATTTTCAGAAGATTTAAGTCCGTATTTATTAAATGAGGGTGATATCCTTTTATGTATGACAGGCGGTACAGTTGGGAAGAGTTATTTCGTGGAAAAGCTCCCTGAAAAAATGATGACAAATCAGAGAGTTGCCACGATAAAAAGTCTTTGTAATATACAAGAGTATGTTAAGTATGTAATTCTTTCTCCTATAACACAGAGAGTAATACAGCATAGCAAAAACTCCACAAATGATAATATCTCTATGGATACCATAAACGGTTTTTTAGTTCCCCTCCCTCCAGAAAAAGAGATTGCAAGAATTATTCAGAGAATAAAAGAGTGTCTTACGTATGTTGACCGCTATGCCGAGGCTTATGAGAAGATGGAACAGTTCAATGCCAAGTTCCCGGAAGATATGAAGAAATCCATCCTGCAATATGCAATCCAAGGCAAATTGGTGGAGCAGAGACCGGAAGAAGGAACAGCAGAAGATCTTTATCAGCAGATTCAGGAAGAAAAGAATAAGCTGATTAAAGAAGGAAAAATCAAAAAAGAAAAGTTGTATGCGGAAATAACAGACGATGAGATACCGTTCGACATACCAGAAAGCTGGAAGTGGGCATATGTTGGAGAAACATGTTTAGGGTTCGAGTATGGTACAGCCAAAAAATCACAAAAAAATGGTAATCGTATCGTATTACGTATGGGCAACATTCAGAAAGGTAAAATAATATACGATAATCTTGTCTACTCAGATGATGAAGAGGATATAAAGAAATATAATCTTAAAAAAGGAGATCTTTTATTTAACCGGACGAACAGTAAAGAGTGGGTTGGAAAAACAGCAATATACTTAGGTGAGAAACCTGCAATTTATGCTGGTTATTTAGTAAGATTTAGACCGATATTAATAGATAGTCAATATCTTAATTACGTTATGCAGACAAGGTATTATTGGGAGTTTTGTCAGCAAGAAAGAACAGATGCAATAGGACAATCAAATATTAATGCACAAAAGCTAAAGAAATTCATGTTTCCATTACCGCCGCTTGGAGAACAACGTCGAATTGTAGCGAAGATAGAAGAACTTCTTCCATATTGTGAGCAATTAATAAAATGATAAGGAGGTAACATGGCAATTATACAAGAAGCATTTGATATTCCGGAAGATATTGCAACCGGTTTAGCAACCGGTTTATTTCGGCGAATTGGAGGAGTGATTCGTTATGCTGTAGGTGAAAAAAAAGGACAGATAGTTACATTTCTCGAACCTGTTGCAATTACACAAGATCAAGAAGCGACTCTAACCATAGTGGATAAGGCTTTGGAATTTGGAAAACAGCATAAAAAACTTATGATAGGTGCTGCAGTTGTTGCAGGTACTGCTGCGGTAGGAGGAGGCATTTATGCTGGGATTACAGCTTATAAAAGAAATAAATTTCAAAAAGTTTTTAAGAGATATATTGAGGCAGTAAGATCTGGTGACTTAAATGTTGAAATTATTGAGGAACTCGAATCAGTATTGTCAAATATGAAAACAGTAAATATGAAAGCGGACGAATTAGCGCTTTTAATTGGTCATATTCGTGATTATACTTTGAGACTTGCTGAAAACAACAACATTGACGTTGAAATAAAGGAGACGGATACGTCGATCATAGACTTGAAGCAGTATCTTGAAACACAAAAGAGTATATTAAAGTCTGCTTAACAGCAATAAACGTAAAAAGCTAGAACCAGTTTTGTGACTGGTTCTAGCTTTTTTAATCCTTTTTATAAAATGAAGTCACATATCCGTCTGCGCGTAACAAGATATCCGGGAACCACTCAGGATTATGTGCCATTGCCTTGCAAACTTCATCGAGTGAGACATCCTCTTTACATTCGATGAGAAGTTCATCATGAACATGACCGCAGATCATGGCTCCAGGCAGATTCTTCATGGCGTTCATAAGCAGATCACGGCTTATGCCTTGTACGATATTCTCCACGAATTTCGGACCGTAACTTTCAAGTCGCTCCCATTTCTTGGTGGAGCCGATACCTTCGTATGTGACACTTTCACCTCCGAACTTATTCTCACCAATCCTGGGTTTTGTATATGTGAGCCTGCGTCCTGACGGGAGCGTGATGAATAACATACCGCTTCGCCAGGTAAATTTAATGCCGTGACTTTCGGCGCTGCTGTGCATCTTAATTACATTTTTTACAGCATTATCAACGTCCCACCACAGCGATACGATATTGGGATTTGACTGCCTCCAGGCATCTACAAGGGGCTGCAGTTCATCTTCGGAAAGCCCCATGTCGAGGGCTCCCATTGCTTTCAATGCTCCAACAGACCCGCCGTAGCCGAGAGCCAGTTCTGCGATCTTACCTTTTTGACGAAGGTGTCCGTTAATTCCATGTTTTTCTACCCGGCAGTTAAACATCTTTGAAGCACTGGCGCAGTAGATATCGAGTCCTTTGGCAAAAGCCTCCTGACGCCACTTCTCATTTGCTAGCGTCGCGATTGCCCGCGCTTCGATAGCTGCAAAATCTGCTACGTAAAATTTATACCCCGGCTTAGCAATAAAGGCAGTACGGATAAGCTGTGAAAGTGTATCTGGGATATCGTCATATAACATTTCCAATGATTCATAATCACCTTGACGGACCAGCTCTCTGGCTTCCGTTAAGTCATCCATGTGATTCTGTGGCAGGTTCTGTAACTGGATTAAACGACCGGCCCAGCGTCCGGTACGGTTGGCACCGTAAAACTGGAACATACCTCTTGCACGATTATCCTTACAGGCAGCATTTTCCATTGCCTGATATTTTTTTACGGAGCTTTTTGCAAGCTGCTGGCGGAGAGAGAGTACCTGAGCTAACTTATCGGGAACGTCTTTTATAAGTTCAGCTACAGTTTTCTTACCGAGAGTATCAGTTTCAAGTCCCTGGTTGGCAAGCCAGGCTTTCATCTGAACGACGCTGTTAGGATTATCCAGGTCAGTTATATCCTTCATTTGCGCTGAGATACTGGATTTTGAACGTTCATCAAAAGCGATCGCATTTTTTACAAGTTTCATATCGACAAGAATGCCTCTATCGTTGATTATCTGATCGAGGTGATATTCATCCCAAATGAAGTCGGGAACAGGGAACTTATATAGTTTTTCTTTAATGCCCATTTCGGTTACAACGTCACGTTCATTATATGACTTAAATATTGCCCACTTTTCCGGTGCATGGTGCGGCAGGTTACGTGTTCTTCCGCCATTAGTTTTTGTGGGTTTACAGGGAATACAGAAGTACCGGATGAGATCTTTACCTTCTTTCATTTTCTGCTCTTTGAGTCCAAGAACGGCACCGACACCTTCAAGTGAAAGTGGAAGACCCATATATGCACTCCAGATCATAGTGCAGCGCCAGGAAACGGGGTTTAGATAATTTCCGGTAGTATCATTTTCCGGACCATAGCTTTTGAACTTATCCGGATAATTACGCTTAAGCCAGTAAGATAAACAAATTCTTTCGAATACTGCATTGAAGGCCCATTTGATGACGGAATCATCGACCAGGGCATTAATTATTTCTTCAGGAAGTGTATCGCCGCAGGCTAGATCGTAAACAATAACGGGAGATCCATCGATGGATACTCCGAAGAGTAGTATTTCAAATTGTTCGGATTCAGCATATTTATATACGCCGCATTTCTTTATATCAACATCGCTGTATGTTTCAAGGTCGATGGACAGTTCATGTATTGTCATATTGTGTCTCCTAAAAAAGGCAGCGGGAAGAACCCGCCGCCTTGAGTGTTATCGGTATGTGTTACTCAGCTAAGGAAGTCGTCGTCATCCTCGGTTGCGAAGTCGTCCTCAGCTCTGGACTTACCACCAAGAGGCTCACCGTCTCTGATCTTCTGGAGATTGTTAAGTCCGCAGGCAATTCCGCGATTGCCGTTGGAGTTGAAAGCGTAGAGGTTGATGGAAGCTCTTCCATATACGCCGCTGTAAACCTCAGAGCGATCAATGATGGTCTGACGGTCAGCATCTACAATGCCAGGAGCAGTAGCAGAGTTTGCGTTGATGAAGTAGCTGTTAGCGTATGCCTCATCACCCGGTCTTTCCTTATCACCATCGCGAAGAGGTGTCTTGATAACGTCGAGAGGCGGGCAGACTTTTGCGGTTCCCTTGAGCTTTGACTCACCTTCCTCATAAGCTGCCTGGATAGCGGCTTTGATCTTGTTAACAGTTACGGTGTCGGACTTCGGAATGATAAGAGACACACTGTACTTAGGTGTTCCTCCGTTGATTGACTTCGGGTCCCATACGTTGGCATAGCTCCATCTTGTGTTTACTCCTGTGATAACCTTTGTGGGATTCTGAATCTTTGACATAATTTTTTCCTCCTATTAATTGTCGTTAAAATCGTCTGCTGCTGTGTTCATGGCCGGACGCTTGTCTGACTCAGGAACAAGAGCTGGTTTTCCTGGTGGCTTGTAGATTAAGTCACCTAAAAGTTCTTCAAACTTCTTTTTACCAAGAAGCGTACTCATGGCGGTGATGCCTAGCAGCTTCTTTTCATAAGGATCGTATCCGGCGTCAGTGACTTTGGAAGCAACAGCAGCTTCGTCTGCATATTTACGGTTGCTTCTGCCTTCAACGATTTTGAAACCTTCATAGTGTGTTCCGGACTGAGCCTGTGAGAGTGCATAGTCCTTTATATCATTGCCCCACGATATAAGCTGATCGATACGAGGCAGGATAGCTGCGATCTCGTAATCATCCAGGGTGGCGGGCATTTCAAAGTCATACTTTGCAAGCTCAAGGTTTGCCTCAGCTCGTTTTCTGCATGTGGCTTTTACCTTACAGAACTGGCAGTGATCGCCAGCTTTGAATTCACCTTTGCCTTCATAAGCGAGGGCAGCGGTAGGCTTTAATACTTCTTCTGCCCATGTGAGGAGTTTTTCTTTGGGAATACTCCAAGTGGAGATGTTTTCACGGCGGGGCTGGAAGATTGTCATTTCTATGGTGTTTACGTCATACAGATCATCAAATGCTTCCAAAGCTCCTAAGGCATAGCACATCATCTGTGTATTACCTTCGCTTTCCACCAGGACACCAACGCCGTGTTTATAGTCGATGATATGAAGCACTTCATCTGCGATAATGACGCAGTCACCGGTACCGAATCCGTTCTCTACATAACGTGAGAAGTCCAAGCGCTGCTCGATGAAAACAAGCGGATCGCTACAGTAGCTTTTGGATTTTTCGTATTGTTCGAGAACGTAGTTACAATACTCCTCAGCACAGTTTTGCATTTCGTTACTGTAGTAGGAGAGGTTGGCAGTCGGGTCTGTAACATCCCGGCCCAGAGCTTTTTCAACGAGGAAGGCGCACAGTTCATGGCAGTCTGTACCTTCCTGGGCGTAAGGCGATGACTCGTCTTTTATCCCTTCGCATAGCTTTGCGGATGGTGGACAGTTAATCCAGCGGTGCGATGACGATGCGGAGAGGAAAGCATGCTTAGCCATTAAGCAATGCCTCGGCATCAGCCACTAAAGCAGAGTAGTCATCCTCTTTAACAGCACTTAAGCGGGTAGCACCGTATTTCGTAAGGAGGGCTTTTGCTTCATCTTTCATGCCTTTACCTGAAAGTGTGGCCATGATTCCACGTACTTCCTGGAAGGTGTACGTTTTTGTTTCAGGTGCAGGCTGCGGTTCCGGCTTTGGTTCTTCCGGTGTTACAGTCTCTTTTGCTTCGGGTTCTGCAGTTTCGGAGAATATTTCCTTTATTACAGTTGCTGCATGTATCATCTTTTGACCGGCTTCGATCATTTCATCCAGTGTGAGATTCAGTTTTTCTTCTTTATTCATGTCTTTGCTCCTCTTTTTCATTCTGCTTGTCGTTAGATTGTCTCAGTTTGCCTGCCAGTCTTTTTGCTACGACACTGATTGCGATAAGTGTATCTATCAGCTCCTCATCAGCTGCATCAATCGGACTGGCAAAATCTCTTGTGTTACTCATCTTTTTAACCTCGCTTTCAGAATGGCTTTTTGCCTTTCTACTTTTACTAAGGGGATTTGAAGGAGCGAATTCCGGTTTTTTGAAAAAATTTTTATTTTTTTCTCACCAATGTGTCCTTCTATCCTTACTAAGGGAATTTGAGAGGTGAAATTCCGGGATAAATCAAAAAATTTCCTGGCTGATTTTCGCTTTATAAAAAGAAGCGATTCAGTCAGGAATTATTTTTTGAAATTTTTTTATTAAAAGCCGGAATTTGGACTGTGAAAGTCCCTTAGAAAAGGTGAAGGGATGAAAAATCTCTATCTTTTAACGAAAGGAGACAGTTGGATGAAGACGCGAAAGAAACAGATTTCTTTTGTTTATACGTGCATAGAGTTTTCAGGCGGCAAGTACACAGAAACGTTAACTGAGGGTTAAGGAGGAGCGTAAATGCAATTTACGATTTTTACAGCGGACTGTACCGGCAATGCATCTAACCGTGATTATCCCAATAAGGTGGAGATCGCAGATGCTGGTGCATTACAGGAAGCAGTTCAAAAAGATCATGTCTGCGCTTTGTATAAGGAGAACAGGCGCAGCAATGACAATTTCATTTCATCAGATGTCATTGTCATGGATATCGACAACGATCACACTGATGATCCGGCGGAGTATATCACCGAAAGCAAGATGGATGAGCTCTTCCCGGACATTAACTACTGTCTGGTTCCGAGTAGGCATCACATGCTCGAAAAAGGAAGTCATCCTGCGGCACCGAGGTATCATGTCATGTTTCCGGTTCAGGTGATTACGGATGCTGTCCAGTACGCAAAGTTGAAAGAGAGACTGTATAAGAATTATCCCTTCTTTGACGGGAACGCCTTAGATGCAGCCAGGTTCTTATATGGTTGCGATGCAGCTGAGATTGTCTGGCACGAAGGATGGATGAATATCACGGATGAGCTTGATGACGGAGACCTTACCGCAGAAAGTACAGACGATGACGAGTTTGATGCTCCATCACACAGCGGCCCTATCTTAGAGGGAAGCCGTAACAAGACCTTGAGTCATTACGCCGGACGCATATTAAAGAAATATGGTCTTAATGATGACAGAGCGTTTGAAGTGTTCATGGAGTACGTGAATAAGTGCGATCCGCCGCTTCCTAAAGAAGAGGTGGCAACGATCTGGAATAGCGCGACGCATTTTTATAAGACAAAGGTCATGACGTCAGACGGGTATATTCCTCCGGAAGAATATAACGACGAGTTTGGAAGCGCTTCTCTTAAGCCTGATGATTACTCAGATATCGGAGAAGCTAAGGTGTTGGCTCGTGAGTATGGTAATGAGCTTAAGTACACGAATGCGACGGATTACTTAAGGTATGACGGTGACAGATGGTGCGAGGATAAGCAGCTCGCGATTGGAGCGGCAGAAGAGTTCTTGGATCTTCAGCTTGCTGATGCAGAAGATGCGGTCGAGGCCTCTGTGAAAGCTCTGGTCACTGAGGGTGTTGACGAAACAACAGCCAGGACCGGAGGCAAGAGTTTAGAGAAGGCGTGTGTATCACCGAAGCTCTTAAGACTTTATTTCGTGCTCATTGGTGCAAAGAACTATTTCAAGTTCGTACTGAAACGCAGGGATTACAAGTATATCGTGTCAGCGCTTAATGCAGCAAAACCAATGCTCGCGATAAGCGTAACAGAGCTTGATAAGAATCCGTTCCTCATAAACACACCGGAAGCGACCTTTGATATGACGAAAGGACTTGAGGGAAAGAAGGCGCATGACCCGGCTGATCTCATCACAAAGATTACAGCCTGCTCTCCTTCAGAGGTAGGTAAGAAGATCTGGGAGGAAGCCCTGGATACGTTCTTCCTCGGAGATAATGAGCTGATCGAGTATGTACAGATGACCGTTGGAAGCGCTGCTGTGGGTAAGGTTTTCCAGGAGCATATGATTATCGCTTATGGTGGAGGTGCTAATGGTAAGTCCACCTTCTGGAACACGATCTACCGTGTGCTCGGCAATTACGCAGGAAAGATCTCTGCGGAGGCGCTGACCATGAACTGTAAGCGAAACGTAAAGCCTGAGATGGCAGAGCTTAAAGGAAAGCGCCTCATCATTGCATCTGAGATGGAAGAGGGGATGCGACTTAATACAGCGACGGTGAAGCAGCTCTGTTCAACGGATGAGATTCAGGCTGAGAAGAAGTACAAGGATCCTTTTGCTTTTGTGCCGTCACATACGCTGGTGCTTTACACGAATCACCTTCCGAAAGTGGGAGCGAATGATGATGGAATATGGCGCCGCTTAGTTGTAATCCCCTTCAACGCTAAGATCACCGGTTCCTCTGATGTGAAGAACTACGCGGATTACCTGTTTGATAACGCCGGCAGCTTCATCATGAGCTGGATTATCGAAGGCGCTAAGAAGGCGATTGCGGCAGATTACAAGTTCAAAGAGCCCAAGGCGGTCACGGATGCGGTTGAAGCATATCGTGAGGAAAATGACTGGCTTGGACAGTTCATAGAAGATCATTGTGAAATTGATCCTTCGTCTGAGGTGAAGTCGGGAGAGCTCTACCAGTGTTACCGAGCAGCGTGTATGGCATCAGGTGAGTATATAAGAAGCACAACTGACTTTTACAGTTCTCTGGAAAAGGCAGGATATGAAAAGCAGAGACGTAACACCGGACGTATGATTAAGGGCCTCAGGTTAAAGGAAGGTCAGGACTTTTTGGAGTGACACTCGAAAGCATAACTTTTTGAGATTGGGGTGTAATTGGTGACGGTCAAGTCAGTCATTTATAAAACTTTTTCAAATTGAAATGCTCTTTTCTATTAAATAGTGACACTCATGGCAGTCTATATATAAAAGTCCCTATAGGGGAAATTTTAGGTAAAAAAAGCCCTATAGGGGAGTTTATGAACAGACTGCCATGACCGTCACGCTTATACATTTTGATGGGAGATAGCCATGCGAGAACGTGAGGTTGAAAAGAAGTTAGGTCTTGAAGTGAAGAAGCGTGGTGGCTTGTGTGAGAAGTGGGTCTCTGGGACTGTGGGGTGGCCGGACCGCATCGTCATATTACCTGACGGGAAGATTGGTTTTGTGGAAGCGAAGCGCCCTGGTGAAGAACCCAGACCCATACAGGTTTACCGCCATAAGATACTTAGACAACTAGGGGTGAAAGTTTATGTTCTTGATCATCCGGACAAAATTGGAGGAATTCTTGATGATATACAAACCACATGATTATCAAAAGTATGCGACAGAGTTTATTTTATCGCATCCGGTTGCAGCGGTTATTTTACAGATGGGTTTGGGAAAGACCGTCTGTACCTTAGATGCAATAGAGCAGCTGATGTATGACAGATTTGAAGTTCGAAAGGTGCTGGTTATCGCACCGCTTCGTGTCGCAAAGGTTACATGGAGTGATGAGATAAAGAAATGGGATAACCTTTCACACCTTAGGTTTAGCATTGCGGTCGGAAGTGAAAAGGAAAGAGTAGAAGCCTTAAAGAAGGATGCTGATATTTATATCATTAACCGAGAGAACGTCCAGTGGCTTGTGGAAAAAAGTAAAATCCCATTTGAGTTCGACATGGTTGTGATCGATGAGCTGAGCTCTTTCAAGAACTGGAACTCAAAACGAGTCAAAGCATTTATGAAGGTCCGACCCAGGGTTAAAAGGGTTGTAGGACTTACCGGCACACCTTCTCCAAATGGCATGATGGACTTATTTGCACAGTTCAAGTGTCTTGATATGGGACTTCGACTTGGGAGACTCATTACCCAGTACAGGAATTGCTATTTTATACCGGATAAGATGAACGGTCAGATCGTTTATTCATATAAGCTCAGGCCCGGAGCTGAGAAGCAGATCTATGACAAGATCTCAGATATCACCATATCCATGAAAGCTATGGATCACCTAAACATGCCGGAGCTTATTGAAAATAGATATCCGGTGTACATGGATGAAGATGAGACAGCTCTTTATGATGAAATGCGTAAAGATTTGATCCTTACGTACAAGGATGATGAGGTTATTACTGCAGCAAATGCAGCAGCCCTTTCCGGGAAATTATGTCAGATGGCAAACGGTGCTGTGTACTCTGAAGCAGGAGAAGCGGTTCTGATCCATGACAGAAAACTTGAAGCCTTGGAGGACATCATCGAAGCAGCACAAAGCCCGATTCTTTTATGTTATTGGTTCAAACATGATCTTGAGAGGATTGAAAAGAAGCTGAAGGAGCTTAAGGTTTCTTTTGCAAGAATCGTAACAGAGGATAGTATCCGTAGCTGGAATAAGGGAAAGGTTCAGGTTGGTTTGATCCACCCTGCATCAGCAGGTCACGGACTAAACTTACAGCAGGGTGGAAACACCATCGTGTGGTATGGCCTTACCTGGTCGCTGGAATTATACCAGCAGACAAATGCGAGACTTTGGCGTCAGGGTCAGAGCAGCAAAACCGTTGTTGTTCAGCACATTGTTACAGCCGGAACCATTGATGAGGATATTTTGGATGCATTGACAAGTAAGGATGCAAGCCAGAACAGACTTATCAATGCTGTGAAAGCAAGAATTGGAGAGAGAAATGAGAGCAGAGGAGATGTTTGTAAAGTATCGTGAATTGATAGAAGAACGGAGCCTGACGACATATCAGCTGGCTCATTTCCAGGGAGTAAAAGAAGATGATCTGATCGAAGCCTTGTCACTAGCCCATGCTGATAATGAAGATGCAGTCCAGACAAGTAATACATCGGATAAGACAGCAAGGATAGCTTTGTGCATCAAGGATATTTCAAACAGGGAGAATGATGAGTGGTATCGATTTTTGGTGCAGCGATACCAGGAACTTGATGATGAGATCAGCTTCTTCGAGCACTGCCTAAAGAGACTTGGCGATAAGAAATACAACATTGTCATGGAGATCTTGAAAGGGGAGCTTACGTATGATCAGATAGCGGAGGCAAATGGCGTAGCAAGGACTACGGTGTGCAATTACAGGAAAGCTGCCATTGATGAGATCGATAAACAATATAACCTGAAGGAAAGCCAGGAGATAGCGTTTATGCTGAGCTGATAAAACTGTATAGGATAAAGAGCAAAAGAGCTATTGAAAAAGAAAGGGATAAACTGTAAAAATGTATACATCCCGCATTTGCTGTTACAGAAAGAGGTTATTAAATGAAATCTAAGGGTGGTGCAATACTTGCAGCTATTGTTGCTATTACTGCGTGCTGTTTTATTGAATTAAATGTAAATGCATATGCAGAAGAAATTGAATTATTTCCAGCAACATCATCAAATGATATTGTTGCTCAAATTTCTGAAGATGGGGAAGCAGTCATAACTGAAAATCATTCTACTGAAGGTGGAATAGTATATAGCGTGGATAGTGATAATAATGCTGTTATTACTGGCTACACTGGTACCGCTACAAAAGTTGAAATTCCTGATAGTATTGATGGACACAAAGTTATTGGGATAGGCTATACAGCTTTTTTAGACAAAACGAGTATAAGTGAAGTTGTTTTACCAAATACTATTACTAAGATTGAAGATTATGCGTTTTATAACTGTTCAGCTCTTGAAAAAATAAATTTACCAGGATCTCTGAAAAAGATAGGGGATTATGCTTTCGCTAAATGTAGTATTTCTAGCATAGACTTACCAAATAGTCTTGAAAGCATAGGAATGTATGCGTTCTCAGAATGTGCACAGATTAAAAGCATAAAACTTCCTGCGGCGATTACGCAAATAAAAAACGGTGCTTTTAACAAATGTGAGGCACTTGAAACTGTTGATTGGACAGCACAGAACATAACTTCTATTGGGGATTATGCGTTCAATCAGTGTTATTCCTTGAAAAATATTGATCTGACAAATACGACAAATTTAACTACTATAGGTGATCTAGCTTTTTCTCTTTGCAGATCACTTTCGAGTATAGAGTTTCAGAACGTAAAAACAATAGGAAACACTGCATTTAGTGGATGTGATTCGTTGGAGGAAGTGTGGCTTTCAAATAATGTGACGTCTGTTGGGTTAGGTGCATTTAGCAGTTGTTCAAATTTAGCTAAATTCAAGTTTTCAAGCGCGATGACGGATATACCGCAAGAAATGTTGGTTTCGAATGATAAATTGAGATATGTTTATATTCCTAAATCTATAAAAACATTTTGGTTTAATGCGTTAGCGGTGCGTGATTTTGAAAGAAGCTCATATAGATATATTTTTTATTCTGGTACGGAAGATGAATGGAACAAAATAAACAAGTATGCGTATGGCTCATACAAGGGTAGCATTATTTATAATAGCTCAATGGAGAATTATATTAATGCTTCTGGGTCAAATCATTCAGCTGAAGAGGAACCAGAAAATCCTGTTGATCCAAATGAACCAGGAAATCCAAGTAATCCGGAAGACCCAAATGAACCAGGAAATCCAAGTAATCCGGAAGACCCAAATAACCCAGGTTATGATCCGTCGGATTCAATACCTAAAGTAGGAAATTATGTCATCAAGAACTATGGAGAATATAGAATCACATATGCACCTCATGCTTCTTTTAATGGCAAAAAGCTTTCTGTTAAAAATTTTGGAACAATGTATGTTTCTTACGGTGGATATAGGTACAGCGTAAAGAAAATAAAAATTAATCGGAAAAAGAATAAAATTCAAATTACAGGGTTAAATAAGGTCTACAAGAAAGATAAAAGTTATAAGATCGCACAAAAAGCTATAAAAAGTCTTACATCAGGCGATATGGGACTGGACTATTATTACAGTCCATATACTGTAACTAATAATTCAAGTGTTTTTGTGACTTTTAAGAAGGATAATAAAATAAAATCAGTTATCGTTGTTATTGACGATAAGAAATATAAATGTAAAAAAACTGAATATGCGTATGATGAAGCTACGCATACACTCACGTTTAATAGTGATAATCTACAAGGGTCATATGTTGTTGGTCAGTAAAGCAAATAGAGTAGGTTCTACTGCGATGTAGAAAAAGCACTAGCATATTTGTACTAAAATTGTGCTGAACTTGTGCTAACCTTGGGCTGACATCAACATTTTCAGGTAGTATTATTAAGATGCGAAGAATTAACAGAGGCTGTACGGATTCCCACCGTATGGCCTTTTCTTTTGCCCTGCGGTACGGTTTTTCTCTCCTTTCACCGTACCGCGTGAAATAGGAGGTTGATGAAATGCCAATGAGACCGAGTACACCGTGTAAGCATCCCGGATGCGCGGCACTGGTTCCGTATGGACAGAGTTACTGTGAAAAGCATAAGGCGCAACATACAAGTGAAAGAGCGGGAGCTGCTGGACGTGGATACGATGCACGTTGGCGCAGGGAGTCGAAGAGGTTTCTTAGAGCTCACCCATTGTGTATCAGGTGCTTTGAGGAGAAGAAGATAACGAAGGCAACTGTTGTGGATCATGTGATTCCACATCGTGGTGACGAGAGGCTCTTTTGGGACCAGAACAACTGGCAGGCATTGTGTAAGCATCATCATGATGTGAAGACGATGACCGAGGATCGGTACCAGGTTTATAAATATTGATTTACCCCAGGGTATACTTTCGTGAAAAAATCTGGGGTAGGGGGGTAAATATCCCTAAAGCCAGTAAATATGCGGACCGCCGCCCCCTCTTTTGCGAATTTTCGCAAAATTCTTATAGGGGTATCATAACGGATGGCCCGTAATAAAGCGGATATAAGAAAACAAAGGAATAGCAAGTAGGTAGCTTTCGTGAACTTTTATAGTCACGAGGGCTTTTTTATTTGAAATGAGGTGTAACGATGACTAAGTCACAGGAGGAGCAGATCCGGCTCTTACGAGAGCAGGGGATTGGTTATCGGAACATCGGCAATATCGTACACCTGTCGCGTGATGCAGTCAGGAATTACTGCAGAACGCATAATCTTTCCGGGTATCGGGAAGCGGTGAAGTTAAACATCAAAAGGATGATGATGGATAAATCGGTGTGCTCATATTGCGGTGCTCCGATTAAGCAGGAACATACAGGAAGGCGTAAGCGCTTCTGTTCTGATAAATGTAGGCTGAAATGGTGGAGCCAGAATAGGGACCAGATAAAAAAGAAGTCAACTGCAATGTATGAGTTTCATTGCCAGTACTGCGGGAAGCTGTTCACGGCTTATGGAAATAAAAAGAGACTTTATTGTTCTCATAAATGCTATATACGAGATCGATTTTGGAGTGTATCAGATGACTTCTTTGAAGATGAAGAAGAGATGTATCTGATGAGTTAATGGAGGAAGTAGATGGAGTTTCGTAAGATCAAGATCGCTGAGCTTATTCCGGCGACTTATAATCCGAGAAAGGCACTTAAGCCTGGTGATAAAGAGTATGAAAAAATCAAAAACAGCATCCGGGAATTTGGTTACTGTGAGCCGGTTATAGTAAATACAGATATGACGATTATCGGCGGGCATCAGAGAGTAACGGTTCTTAAGGACCTGGGATATGATGAGATCGACTGTATTGTAATCGATATTGATAAGACAAAGGAAAAGGCTCTAAACATCGCTCTTAATAAGATCACCGGTGAATGGAATAAGGAATTGCTGGCAGATTTGATTGCAGACCTTCAGGCATCAGACTTCAACGTGGAGTTTACGGGCTTTGAGCCACCGGAGATTGATCAGCTCATGAGCCAGGTACACGATAAGGATGTTACGGAGGATGACTTTGACGTTGATGAGGAGCTGAAGAAGCCTACCGTATCACAGCCGGGAGACTTATGGGTTCTTGGAAGGCATAGGTTACTTTGTGGTGATAGCACCTTGCCGGAAAGTTACGATACTTTGATGGATGGCAAGAAGGCGAACCTAGTTGTAACTGATCCTCCATATAACGTTGATTATGAAGGCAGCGCAGGCAAGATCAAGAACGATTCTATGTCAGAGGATCAGTTTGAAAAGTTCCTTTTTGCTGTATATGTTAACCTGGAGCAGCACATGGAAAACGATGCCTCGATATATGTATTTCATAGCGATAGTCATGGACTGGCCTTTAGGAAAGCATTCGAAGAGGCTGGTTTTTATTTGTCCGGATGTTGTATCTGGAAGAAGCAGTCGCTAGTTCTTGGAAGGAGCCCGTATCAGTGGATTCATGAACCGATTCTTTTTGGCTGGAAAAAGGGCGGATCTCATAAGTGGTATGCGGATAGGTCCCAGACTACAGTGTGGGAGTATGACAAGCCCAAGAAAAATGATCTGCATCCGACGATGAAGCCGATTGCACTGGTGGCATATCCTATAAAGAACTCATCTGTAGCGAACTGTATTGTACTTGATCCGTTTGGAGGTTCAGGCAGTACGCTGATTGCTTGTGAGCAGACAAACAGAATCTGCCACACGATAGAGCTTGATCCAAAGTTCGTGGATGTCATTGTACATAGGTACGTTGAGCAGGTTGGCGGCTCTGATGGAGTTCGTCTAATCCGAGATGGAAAAGAGCTCACATTGGCAGATGTAGAAAATGTTATAAATACTGAGAATTAGCTTGATATAAGCGCCCCGTAGAGTGATGTATAGTACAGCAACAGAAACCACATCATGAACGGAGGCGCAGGAATGAAGATTTTATTTTTTGAGCAGGACAGAAAAGAGTTCATAAAGCTCTTGGCAGAAAAGATAGGTGTTGAGTCAAAGTACCTTGGAGCACCGAATTTTTCATACCAGGTCGGCCCCTACATTGTAAATAGGGATGGAACGATGGAAGTGGAAGACAGCGAAGCGGACATAGCGCTTTTAAGAGAATTAAGTGTTCAGGGACTTATCGATAACTCCTGGGATGAAGAGCGGGAAGTGATAGATGTAAGCCTGCCGGTACTTGAGTATGATGGAATATCACTCACAAACCTTTTGAAAATGATATACAACCGATCAGAGATCATCAGCAAGGCGGTGGGAAGCTTGGGTGCATTTGAGATTGATGAAGAGCTTCTCATAAGGATCGCGAAGGAAGAACCAGATACAAGAGAGAGATTCTTGGAGCTTTGGGAAGAAGGGAATGGAAACGCCTGCTGTAAGGGCCTTGAGATAGATGATGAAAAGATTCATTTTTCAGGTTTTCCGATGACAGCAGATCCAGATACGGTCAAAGCATACACGGATCTTGCTTCCCTGATCTGCCAGATGGCAAAAAAACAAAAGCGAGCCAACTTTGGAAAAGTGGATTCACCAAATGAAAAGTATTCTTTCAGGGTTTGGCTTATCCGAATGGGAATGAACGGTGATGAATACAGCGAAAGCAGAAGGATTCTTCTTTCGAGACTTTCCGGAAACGGAGCCTTTCGCACAAAAGAGCAGGCAGAGATCGCAAAAGAAAAGCTCAGAGCAGCAAGAAGCCAGACAAAGGGGGTGGAGTGACATGGGATCATTTGGAATACCAGACGAAATCATCGCGAGCAGAAAAGAACAGTACCCGGTTGGTGCAAGGGTAGAGCTTATTTGCATGAAAGATCCTTATGTTCATCTTGCTCCTGGAGAGCAGGGAACGGTTACCGGAGTAGATGATATCGGCACGATCCATGTGAAATGGGACTGTGGTAGTGGATTGGGAGTTGCATACGGTGAAGATGAATGCAGGAGCCTTTGCCCGGACTTTTCTAAAAGGGTCCGGGATGGAATCCTGGCAGTAAGGGATACCGGTAAGACAAACATGTTTGATACCAACGCGGTGCAGGTGATCGCAAGTGGAATGGAATTTCATGAAACCGTGATTTTTATAGAAGAGCATAAAAAAGAATACTGTACCTTCATTATGACCGGCCATGTGTGACGAGCGCATGGCCATAATACTATAAATTTTTGGTAGCATCGGTCATGAAAGCACTGAGGGATATTGGAATATGTTTGTAAGATAATGTGCAATTCTTCGGGTCATATTTGTGTGTTTTATTGTTCGAGTAAACGTTGATGTTATCGGCCTTCAGAGTGATATATGTACATGCAAAAAGCAAAGCACATTCGGGAGGCGAAAAGATGGACGCAAAGGTTGAAAGAAGAATAAAAAACATGAAAGAGCAGACCTTCGGAGTTGAAGTCGAGATGAACAACATAAAAAGAAAATCCGCAGCAACGATCGCAGCCGGATTTTTTGGAACAAACAGATTCGAATATACCGACTCACGAAACGGTTACAGAACTTGGAGCGCATGGGATGAGCAGGGAAGAGAATGGAAATTCCAAAGAGACTGTTCAATAAGCGGTCCGGATGAAGAAAAATGCGAAATGGTAACGCCGATCCTTAGATACGAAGACATGGATCAGCTGCAGCGCCTTATAAGAGTTTTAAGACACGCCGGAGCAAAGAGCGATGCATCAAGGGGATGCGGAGTTCACATCCACATAGGAGCCAGCGGACATACACCTAAGACCTTAAGAAATTTGGCGAACTTAATGGCAAGCCACGAAAGCCTTATTGCGACAGCCCTGAAAATTGATCGGAATAGAATGGCAGATTACTGCAGAACAGTAAACCCGAATTTTATAAAGGAGCTGAACAAGAAAAAGCCTGAAACGATGGCGAAACTTGCGGACATCTGGTATACGCAGAACGGCGCAGACTACGACAGGAGCGGCCATTACAATCAGAGCAGATACCACATGCTGAACTTACACGCAACCTTTACAAAGGGAACCATAGAATTCAGGCTTTTCCAATTCGACAAGCCTGCAAACGGAAAAAAGAACGGGCTTCATGCCGGACAGCTAAAAGCATACATTCAGCTTTGCTTGGCACTTAGCCAGATGGCAAAGGATCTTAAATCAGCAAGCCCAAAGGAGCAGCAGAAAGAAAATCCGAAGTACGCAATGAGAACTTGGCTCCTTCGCCTGGGATTTGTTGGCGAAGAATTCAAAACCGCAAGGGAATTTCTTACAAGAAACCTTCCGGGGGATACCGCATTTAGGAACGGAAGAACTGCATAAGAAGGGAGGGGCGCAAGCCCTTCCTGAAAAGGAGAGAACGATGAAAAGGTATTATTTGGCATACGGAAGTAACCTGAATATTGAACAGATGCAATGGCGATGTCCGACCGCAAAGGTTGTCGGGACGGTGGTTTTGCCGGATTATGAACTGCTATTCAAAGGAAGCATGACAGGCGCCTACCTTACCATTGAGAAAAAGGAAAATTCGAGCGTACCGATGGCGGTTTGGGAAGTTGAAGCAGAAGACGAGAAAGCTCTGGATCGGTATGAAGGGTATCCACATTTTTATTACAAAAAGGACCTGGAGCTAACAAACGAAGAAAAAAGAATAAAGGCATTTGTATATATCATGCATGAGGATATGGCGTTAGGGCTTCCGACAAAAGCCTATGTCGAGACCTGCCTTGCGGGATACAAAGCATTCGGCTTTGATAAGAAAATTTTGCTTGAGGCGATTGAAAAAAGTGGAAAGGGGATTTGAGTATGAAGTCAGGAGAAAGAACTAAAAGGATATGCCCGATTTGTGGGCGCGAATATACCGCAGTGCCGGCTACTTCAAGAATAGATAACGTAACGCCCATATGCCCGGAATGCGGAGCGAGGCAGGGACTTGAAAGCATGGGGGTAAAGAGAAAAGAGCAGGACGAGATTCTTGAGATAATTAACAGGTATTATGACATGAAGAAGGCATAAAATACACAGTCAAAAAGCACATAATTTGTGTAGATTATAAGCGCCAGATTGCTTGATATAAGATCCGCGTAGAGTGATATATACATCAACAAAAAACACACACCGAAACGGAGGAAAGCAAAATGGCAAAGGTAAAGGTAGACTTCAGACAGGTTGAGGAACTCATCGACAAGGAAATCGAGGAACTTGAAAAAGAATACGACTTAGACGACAGGGACATAGCAGAAATCAGGAAAGAGATTTACACAGCAAACGGCTGGTACGGAGATCCTTTCAAGGAAGAAGAGGAAGAGGAGGAAGACGAAACCTACTACCCGAAAGAAACGCTTGCAAGCCTGGGATTCACCTGCTGGGATTTCCTTTAAGAAAGGAGGGGAGGGAAACCTCCCCATTAAAAGGTCTCATGAGCATTAATCATAGCCGAGTTTCCATTGCATGTTGTTTGGAAAGAAGTAAAGCCTTACGAATTTTTTATAACCTAAAACGTCAATTTTGCATTCGAATATAGAAGTATCCTTTGTAACGTAAAGCCCGTCTTTAGTATTGTAAGCACCAGTAATATCACTGAGACGGTAGTTCTTTATAGTGAAACGCTGGTAGACACCATCCTCGTCAAGTATCTGAAACTTGATGGGGATGATTGTTCCATCAGATTTATGCTCGCAAATTACATCAACTTTATTTATAACCATAATAAAAACTCCAAACACTAGTTCTAGAAACAAAATTATTATAACTCGAATAAATGTTTGCGTAAAGGGTAGATATAAATGTGTTTCAAAATGTGCAAACCTAAGGAGAATCGTCGATGTTCTCCTTTACGTTTGTCGTGGTGTATATGAAAAGAAAACGTATATTTGATAAAGGAACAAAAACAAGGAGGTAAGAGTCATGCATTTAAATGAGAATACTGAACATTCATCAAATCAGATACGAACAGTGGCTGATTTAGTATTAGGGTGGGGAATATTCATATCGATTATTTCAGCGATTGCCATTTTTATTGTGATGTATACGACAATCAAAAATATGGTCGTGACGATAATTGCTGCTTGCATTTCCTTACTCATAATATTTTTTGGTAATTATGTCGTGTATGTATTTATATCTTCTTACGCAACTTTTATCGAAAACTCAGATCGAACTGAAGTTATTGAGGCTCTTGACCGGGTGTGTGATGCGATCAGGGGAGTAGATAATACAATTGATTCTACAGCAAATGATGACACACAAGAAGATGATGCTGAATGAGATATGAAAGGGCTGGATCTAGTGGTCCAGCTTTTTTTGTTAGTCAAATAGAAATTTTGGGGCAGCCGAGAGGCTGTTTTTTTTTTTTATTGGGAGAGTGATAAGAATGGCAACAAGAGGTAGAAAGCCAAAACCTACAGCAGTGAAGGTTTTGGAAGGAAATCCTGGGAAGAGACAATTAAATATTAACGAGATCAAGCCGGCCCAGGCAAAGCCTCCGAAATGCCCATCATGGCTCGAAGAGGAAGCGAAGGCAGAATGGAAGCGATTAGGTAAGAACCTGTTTGAACTGGGGATTTTAACGGATCTTGATGTGGCAGCATTTTCATCTTACTGTCAGGCCTATGCACGATGGAGAGAAGCTGAGGAATTTATCTCACAGCATGGTTCACTGGTAAAAACTCCGTCTGGATACTGGCAGCAGGTTCCACAGGTTTCGATAGCTCATCAGAACCAGAAAATAATGATGCAGGCGGCTGCCGAGTTTGGATTAACACCTTCTGCAAGAAGCAGAATTATTGCAGGGGATAGCAAGAAAGCCGAAGTTGATGAGATGGAGTTCCTTCTGCTGAACGGAGGTGCCTGATGTTTGATGAGGCAAAAGCTCAGCGGGCCATAAAGTTTATTCAGAATTTGAAGCATACAAAGGGACGCTGGCATGGTAAGAATTTTGATCTCCTTCCCTGGCAGGAAGAAATAATCCGGACGATTTTTGGAACTGTAAAAGAAAATGGTTATCGTCAGTACAATACCTGCTATTGTGAAATCCCGAAGAAGAACGGGAAAAGCGAGATAGCAGCTGCGATTGCGTTATTTTTAACCTGTGGAGATATGGAGTGGGCAGCAGAAGTGTATGGCTGCGCAAGTGATCGTCAGCAGGCCAGCATCGTATTTGACGTTGCAGTCGATATGGTTGACCAGTGCCCAGCGCTTAAGAAAAGAATAAAGCCGATCATGTCGGTAAAACGACTGGTGTATCAGCCAACAAATTCATATTACCAGGTGCTGTCGGCGGAGGCTTATACAAAGCATGGTCTGAACGTTCATGGAGTTATCTTTGATGAGCTGCATTCGCAGCCGACACGAGAGCTATTTGACGTAATGACGAAGGGCTCCGGTGATGCGCGTACCCAGCCTTTATACTTTCTAATCACGACTGCAGGTACAGATAGAAATTCGATCTGTTATGAGCAGCATCAGAAAGCGGAGGATATCCTTGCAGGAAGGAAAAATGATCCAACGTTCTATCCTGTTATATACGGACTTCCGGATGATGCAGACTGGGGAGATGAGAAGAACTGGTATATAGCGAATCCTTCTCTGGGGGAGACCATTGATATTGAAAAGGTCAGAAATGCATACCAGTCTGCGAAGGAAAATCCTGCGGAAGAGAACCTGTTTCGTCAGCTCCGATTAAACCAGTGGGTTAAGCAAAGTTGTAGGTGGATGCCTATGGACCGTTGGGACGAGTGTGCTTTTGCTGTAGATCCGGAAGAGCTAGTTGGACGAGAGTGCTATGGAGGACTCGATTTATCATCTACATCGGATATAACAGCTTTTGTTCTGGTGTTCCCGCCTCGGACAGAGGATGAGAAATACATCGTAATGCCATTTTGCTGGATACCGGAGGACAACATGAAGCTTAGAATTCGAAGGGATCATGTTCCGTATGATACCTGGGCTAAGACTGGAGACCTCCAGACAACGGAGGGAAATGTAATACACTACGGTTTCATTGAGAAATTTATAGATGATCTTGGTAAGAAATATCATATCCTAGAGATCGCTTTTGACCGGTGGGGTGCAACGCAGATGGTTCAGGATTTGGAGGACCTGGGATTTACAGTAATACCTTTTGGTCAGGGTTATAAGGATATGTCGCCTCCAACAAAGGAGCTTATGAAGCTAGTTCTTGAAGGAAGGATAGCGCATGGCGGGCATCCGGTACTTCGATGGATGATGGATAACGTCTTTGTTAGACAGGATCCTGCTGGAAACATAAAAATGGATAAAGAGAAAAGTACAGAAAAGATCGATGCAGCAGTAGCTCTGGTTATGGCTCTTGATAGGGCGATTAGAAACATGGGCTCTACTGAGAGCGTTTATGATAGCCGGGGGCTGATCGTTTTTTAAAGGTACTTGTACTTTTTGTAATCAGCGTGCTTTTATGCAACATCTATGCAATCATCTGCGCAGTCTTCAGTTGGATAGCGATCGGCATACTTCTTTACAAGTTTCTCAAAGAAGCTATCCTTTCGACCGTAAAGGAAATTACGCTTTTTTGTGATGTAGTCATCGTTGTCGACGATTGCAAGAACGGCATCGAGAACTGTTCCGAATGCATAGAAGAGTTTGTACCTATTATCGGATTTCATGTAAAGAGCGCAGCCATCTATGCGTTTATCAATTAGCCATAAGGTTCTTGTTCTCTTTGAGATGAGCTCAAAACGATGAGTGCCATCCTTGACAGTTTTAAAACAGGGCATAGTTAATAATTCATAATCAGTTTCTGTAAAGTACATAATTTGACTCCTAAAAAGTAGTGCTTTTCGTAAAAACGTAGTACGAAAAAATTTGTAGATACACGTTGGAAAACTTGCCAGAGAGTGGCTTGATTTGAGTTTTCGAATAGCTTTGATTTAGCTCCAGACGGGCTAAAGACAACGGATATACTATGATGAATGATTCGATAAGTCAATAGGCATATTGTTTTTTAGAAGATACATGGTGCGCCTTAAAGGGGCGCTTTTTTTGACCCTAAATTTAGGAGAAAGCAGGTGAAAATATGGGAATTTTAAGTGGAATATTCAGGCAAAGGGATGCTCCAAAAAATATGACAGCTGGAAGTGCGTATAGCTTTTTCCTTGGTCAGAGTGCAGCAGGAAAGAGAGTTAATGAGAGAACTGCAATGCAGACCTCTGCGGTGTATGCGTGTGTGAGGGTAATAGCGGAGTCAGTTGCGAGCCTTCCGCTCCATCTTTATCGACTTGATGGTGTGGGTGGTAAGGAAAAGGCAATGGATCATCCGTTGTATTACCTGCTACATAATGAACCAAATATCGAAATGACTGCATATTCATTTTTCGAAGCAGCACTTACGCATTTGCTACTTTGGGGAAATTTTTATGCTCAGATTATCCGTAACGGTATGGGAGACGTGGTTGGTATCTACCCGCTTATGCCAGATCGGATGAATGTTGATCGTGACGAAAAGGGCCAGCTTTATTACGAATACACAGTAAGTAAAGACGATGCTCCAACGAATAAGGGATCGTCAGTGATCTTAAGCCCGGAGGAGGTTCTTCACGTTCCGGGGCTTTCATTTGATGGTCTGGTTGGATATTCGCCAATCGCTATGGCGAAGAACGCAATCGGTCTTGGTATTGCTGCAGAGGAGTATGGTAGCCGTTTCTATGCAAACGGAGCAGCACCAAGTGGAGTGCTGGAGCATCCGGGAACACTTAAGGACCCGTCGAAGGTAAGAGAAAGTTGGAATGAGACCTTCGGAGGATCATCAAACTCACATAAGGTTGCTGTTCTTGAAGAGGGCATGAAATACACGCCTATATCTATAAATCCGAGTGAAGCGCAGTTCCTTGATACGAGGAAGTTTCAGGTAACAGAGATTTGCCGGATTTTCAGGGTTCCGCCTCACATGGTTGCTGATCTTGATAGATCGACATTTTCAAATATAGAGCAGCAGTCACTTGAGTATGTCATGTACACCTTAAGGCCCTGGCTCACAAGGTTAGAGCAGTCAATGACAAGGAAACTCCTAAGAGAGGATGAAAGAAAGGCATACATAATCAAGTTCAACGTTGACGGATTACTCCGTGGTGATTATCAGAGCAGGATGCAGGGCTATGCAATAGCGAGGCAGAATGGTTGGATGTCAGCTAACGATATTCGTGAGCTTGAGAACCTCGACATGATACCGGAGGAGCTTGGAGGTGATCTCTATCTCATAAACGGAAACATGACAAAACTAGAGGATGCAGGAGCTTTTGCATCCGGGAAGGAAAATAAAGATGAAGAAGTTCTGGAACTGGAAGAACAGAAAGGTTCTGAACCAGGAAACAGGGGCAGAGGAGGCAGAAAGAACACTCTGCCTTAACGGTACGATAGCGGAGGAATCATGGTTTGATGATGACGTTACACCGAAGCTATTCAAGGATGAGCTGGAATCAGGAGGCGGGAATATCACGGTTCTCATAAATAGCCCTGGTGGTGATTGCATTGCGGCAGCGCAGATCTACAACATGCTCTCATCGTACAACGGCAAAGTTACGGTCAAGATCGATGGTATTGCAGCATCGGCAGCAAGCGTTATTGCAATGGCTGGTGATGAAGTTCTGGTGAGTCCGGTATCAATGATTATGATTCATAATCCGGCAACGGTGGCATTCGGAGATCATACAGATATGCAGAAAGCTATCGATATGCTGGACGGTGTAAAGAATTCAATCATTAATGCGTATGTTGCAAAGACCGGCATGTCTAGAGCAAAGTTATCGCATCTTATGGATGAAGAAACCTGGATGGACGCAACGAAGGCTGTGGAGCTTGGTTTTGCGGATGACATTGTAAAAAGAAAAACTGAAGAAAGTGAAGATGAAAGCACTGAAACGGAAGTAACAGATAATTCCGCTCCAGTGCTTTTTTCACGCCATCGTTCAGAGATGGTGCTGCAGAACAGGCTGGAAGAGCACTACGGCAAAAAGAAGCCTTTTGTGAAGCCTGAGCTTGCAGAGATAGAGCCGCCAGTAAACGTAGGGCGTAGTGCTGATGAAATCAGGTCGCGCTTAAACATCATGAAGAGATTTATTTGAGGAGGTCACAAGATGACAGTTAAGGAACTTATTGAAAAGAGAGCAAAGGTCTGGGAAGCAGCTAAGAATTTCGTTGATACCCATGAGGATAATAACGGTAACCTTTCTGCTGAAGACAGCGCTACATATGAGCGTATGGAGAATGAAATCAATGAACTCACAAACTCCATTGAAAGACAGCAGAGAGCGGAGAGAATCGAGCAGGAGCTTTCAAAGCCTGTGAATACTCCGATTAAGGCAAGACCTGCTGCGGGTAATGATACGGAGGAGAAGAAGGGTAGAGCATCTGATGAGTATAAGAAGGCGATGCTCAATGCAATGCGTTCAAACTTCAGACAGATTTCTGACGTGCTGCAGGAAGGTGTAGATTCTGACGGTGGTTATCTTGTACCGGAAGAATACGACAAGAGACTCATTGATGTACTTGAGGAAGAGAACATCATGAGAGGTCTTGCAACAAAGATCACTACATCTGGTCAGCATAAGATCAATATCGCAGCAACAAAGCCGGCTGCTGCATGGATTGAGGAGAAGGGCGAGCTTACCTTCGGTGATGCAACCTTCGATCAGATCTTCATGGATGCGTATAAGCTGCATGTAGCTATCAAGGTTACAGAGGAGCTTCTTTACGATAGCGCATTCAATCTGGAGAGTTACATCATCACTCAGTTTGGACGTGCACTTGGTAATGCTGAGGAAGATGCATTCCTGAATGGTGATGGTAAGGGTAAGCCGGTAGGTATCTTTGCTAAGACTGGTGGGGGTCATGTACTTTCAACACTCAGCGCAGCACTTAAGGCAGACGATATGCTGGATCTTGTGTATGGCCTGAAGAGACCGTACAGAAAGAAGGCATCATTCATCATGAACGATGCGACTCTTGCAATCATCAGAAAGCTCAAGGATAACAATGGAGCTTATATCTGGCAGCCTTCATATCAGGCAGGTGAGCCGGACAGAGTGCTTGGATATACAGTGCATACTTCTGCATTCGCACCGACTGATGCGATTTCATTCGGTGATTACAGTTATTACAACATCGGTGATCGCGGAACCCGCTCATTTGCTGAGCTTAGAGAACTTTTTGCTGGCAATGGCATGATTGGTTACGTCGCTAAGGAACGTGTCGATGGAAAGCTCATTCTTCCGGAGGCGATCCAGATCATGAAGATGAAGGCAGATAAGACAGCAGGCTGAGAAAGCAGAAAGGAGCCGGATAGATGGCAGTGACACTGGAGGAAATGAAAAACTACCTGCGCATTGACCAGGACGAGGATGATTCGCTTATTGAAAACCTTATATCCGGCTCTGAAAAGCTCTGTAAGGATATCTTGAGAGAAGACGATCCGGATGAGGACAGTATTTTCAGGACGGCAGTTCTTTATGCTGTGGCATATCTTTATGAACACCGGGAAGAAGCCAATCATACGGAACTCATGAGGACGCTCAGAGACCTGCTTTCGACAGGAAGAAAGGCGGTGTTCTGATGAAGCCAGTTAATATTGGACGTATGGGACAAAGGATCGAGTTTTGCCGTATGGAGGAAACGGAGGATGCAATGGGGCAGACCATTGTGTCTCCGGTACCTTTCCTTAAAGTGTGGGCTGATATCAGTGAGAAGAACGGGGCTGAGCGAAGTGTTGCTGACAAACTCAGAGCCGAGAACTATTTCAAGATAACGGTCAGATATATAGAAGGCATTACAACAGATATGTTGGTGCTTTGGAAAGGGCGGTTACTTGAGATTAAGTCAGCTATAAACCTTTACGAAAGGAATAAAGTTCTGGAACTTGAATGTACAGAGTATCCGGAGAAGGAGGATAGCGATGGACGAGATGACAGTAACGGGGCTTGACGAGCTTAAGGGTGAGCTGGAACTTGCTGTTCATAAGTATCCGGATATGGCAGAAATATCCCTTAAAAAGATGGGAAATCGCCTGAAAAGAGAAGTCATAAAGCAGACGAGAGCGGTTGTAAAAGAACATAGTAAAAAGCTAGTGAAAGGTTATAAGGTTGGCCGTGTTCAGGGCTATGGAATGGGGATGTATGTTGAGTTTGCAGGAACAGCGCCGCATTTCCATCTGGTGGAAAACGGTCATAGACTTATTGGCCCCAATGGTGAAGACAAAGGATATGTTCAAGGAAAGCATATGGTAGCTACAGTTGCAGCATCGTATGACTCGACCATGGGTGTAGAACTCGAAAAGATGACAGATACGATACTTAGGATGTGCAGTATTTCATGATAAATACAGTAGACATAAAAAAGGCGGTCATAGCATTACTCAGGAATAAATATCCTGAGGCAAAGTGTTATGGAGCCGATGTGAAGGAAGGCTTAAGAAAGCCGGCATTTAATATACAGCTTATCCCGTCAGACATAAGTGGAAGCAACTATTCGACATTTAGCTCGGTATATCTTTGCACCATAACCTATTTCCAAAAGAAGGTATCTGAGGTTGATATGCTTTCGGTGGCATCAGAGGTGCATAGGCTATTTGGTCGTAAACTCCAGGTAAAGGATCGTCATTTAAATGTATCTTCATTTCGGTATGATCTCACAGGTGAAAACGGAGATCTTCTTCAGATGAGTGTCGAGTTTGAATTCCTCGATGCCTGGGAAAGAGCTAAAGAGCCAGAAGTTGCAAGAAGGATAAGCGTTGAAAGTGAAGCGGAGGTATAAAGGACATGGGAATGCCCGGAATAAATATAAGTTTTAGCGAGGTGGCGGCTACAGCCATAAGGCGTGGTGAGAGAGGTGTGATCGGTATGATTCTTAAAGGTACGGTCCCCTCGAAAAATCCGGTGGAAGTGTATTCGGTAAAGGATATACCTTCCACCTTTTCTAATGCAAACAAGGAGCAGCTGCAGCTTGCACTTGCAGGATATGTGAATGCCCCGAGGAAGATTGTGGCGTATTGCATCGGGGCATCTGCGGAAGATTATACGGAGGCCCTGGACTGGTTCGAGGTGAATAAGTTTGATTATCTTGTCATTCCTACGGTCGAGACTGACGGAAAGACAAAGGAGATCGCTTCCTGGATCAAGAGCCTTAGAGGTGAAGGCAAGAGAGTGAAAGCTGTACTTCCGAATAGCCCTTCAGACAGCGAAGGAATCATAAACTACACAACTGAAGCAGTAACAGCAGATGGTGTGACTTATACGGCAGAGCAGTATTGCTCAAGAATTGCCGGTATCATTGCCGGAACTCCTCTTACTATTGCATGTACGTATGCTCCGCTTTCAGAGCTTACGGATTGCACCAGGCTTAAGAAGGACGATATGGATAAGGCGGTTGATGCCGGTGAATTCATTGTTTTCTTTGATGGCGTGAAGGTTAAGGTGGCAAGAGGAGTTAATTCCCTTGTTATGACAACTGACACAAAGGGGGCTCAGTTCAAAAAGATCAAGATCGTAGAAGCTATGGATATGATCCATGATGATATCAAAACTACAGCTGAGGATTCATACCTCGGTAAGTATGCGAACAGCTACGACAATAAGTGTCTGCTCATATCTGCGATTAACGGGTACTTCAGTAAGTTGATTGCTGACGGAATCCTTTCATCAGCAGAGGTCGGAATCGATGTAAACGCGAACCGAATCTACCTTGAGTCAAAGGGAGAGGATGTGAAGTCGCTTAATGATGATGAGATAAAGACACATGATACCGGCGACCAGGTATTTCTTTATGCTAAGGTCAAGATTCTTGATGCTATCGAGGAAATCACTCTTCCGATAAGCATTTGATCAGGGAGGATGTAAATGAACAGCTATGCACCTGAAAGGGTAATAAACGGAACCTTTGGAGAGGTATGGGTTAACAGCACATATATGGCTGAGGCTACAGCACTTGAAGCAAAGGTTTCTATCGATAAGACAGAGGTAAACCAGACTGGAACACTTGCAAAAGGATATAAGATTACAGGAATCGACTGTAAGGGGACACTTAAGCTCAATAAGGTGTCCTCTTTTTTCATTAGCCTGTTATCTGAGAATCTGAAAAAGGGCAAGGTTACACCGGTAACGATTATCACAAAGCTCGCAGATCCGGATTCGTTTGGAGCTGAGAGAGTGCAGCTTGATAACTGTACATTTGATGAACTTACGCTTGCATCATGGGAAGTGAAGAAGCTCGGTGAAGAGTCTATACCGTTCACGTTCACTTCATGGCAGGTACTGGACAGCATAAACGTGTGAGAAAGGAAGAGATATAGATGGCAAATTTGGTAGAAGAGTTACTTAAGGCAGACGCGAAGAAGGCGGATGAGCTTTCAACAGCGATTGTTAAGTCGAAGAGGCTTGCAAAGATCCTGGGTTCCGAAGGCGACGTGGAGATTACAGTTAGAGAGATTCCGGCAAGAAGAATCAATGACATCGTATCTATGCAGTTTGATCGTAAGGGGCGTTTTGACATCAGTAAATCATTTGATGCCAAGGCGCTCTGCTGCGTTGAGGGTATTGTTGAGCCGGACATCAAGGATAAGAACTTGGCAGCTCACTTTGGCTGTGCAACTCCGAAGGATCTTGTAATAAAGCTCTTTGGAAGTGAGATCACAGCAATCTCTGATAAGATCACAGTACTGTCCGGAGTAGAGGCAGATACAGAGGATGAGATAAAAAACTGATAGTAGCGGACAGGGACGTATCGATTATGTACTACCTGTTTCGCTACCATCATTGGAATCCTAAAGACTACGTTGAAATGGGATATGGCGCTAGGACAGTTATAGCAGCGTTTGTAGCCCAGGAATCATCAGAAAAACGGAAAGAGTACGAGGAGGTGATGAACAGTGGCAAATAAGACGGTTGATGTAACTTTGCGTTTTATCGATAAGTTTACATCACCAATGAAAGGTGCAATCGGAAGTCTCGAAACTCATGCGCGTCAGTATAAGCGTATGGGTAAAGAGATCGAAGGCACTGGAAAAAGTATAGCTGCTGTTGGAAAGACACTCACTACCTCGGTTACCGTACCAATAGTAGGGCTTGGAGCGGCGGCAGTAAAGACTGCAGCTGACTTTGAAGCTGGTATGAGTAAGGTTCAGTCAATATCTGGAGCATCCTCTGACGAGATGGGAAAACTTGCTGAAAAGGCAAGAGAGATGGGAGCTAAGACAAAGTTCTCAGCATCTGAGTCAGCGGATGCTTTTTCTTATATGGCGATGGCCGGCTGGAAAACTCAGGATATGCTCGATGGTATTGAAGGCATTATGTATCTCGCCGGTGCATCGGGAGAGGATCTTGCTCAGACATCAGATATAGTAACGGACGCACTTACAGCATTTGGAATGAAGGCATCAGATACAAACATGTTTGTAGATGTACTTGCAAAGACAGCATCGAACGCAAACACAGATGTAGCAAAGATGGGTGAGACATTCCAGTACGTAGCTCCGGTAGCTGGAGCACTTGGATATGATGTGAAAGATGTTTCTGTTGCTATCGGTCTTATGGCAAACAGTGGTATTAAGGCATCATCAGCCGGAACTTCTCTTAGAGCACTTCTTTCAAACCTTGCAAAACCCTCAAAGGAAGTTGCAACAGCTATGGATGCGTTAGGTATAAGCCTTACGGATAGCAGCGGCGAAATAAAGGATTTCTCGGTACTTATGGAGGAGATGCGAGGAGCCTTTTCAGGGCTTACAGAGGCGCAGAAAGCCCAGTACGCTTCTTCCCTTGCGGGTAAGACCGGTATGTCAGGTCTTCTTGCAATCGTGAATGCTTCCCAGAGTGACTTCGATAAGTTGACAGAGTCGATACAAAACTCCAATGGTGCTGCTAAGGAAATGTATGATGTGGCGAATGATAACCTGGCAGGGCAGCTTACTGTAATAAAGTCATCACTTGAATCTATCGCTATAACGTTTGGAAATAAGCTGATGCCATATGTGAAGATGGGAGTTACATTCCTTCAGTCGCTTGCAGATAAGTTTTCTGGACTTAGCGATCAGACTGTAGGTTTCATTGTAAAGGCGGCAGCAATAGCAGCGGCAGTAGGGCCTATGCTTCTGGCATTTGGAAAGGTTGTAATGGTTGTCGGCAAGGTTGTGAGCATTGCAGGAAAACTTGGAATGGCGATCAAAACGGCAGGAGGAGTTATGGCGCTTATTACTTCTCCCGCAGGCATCGTTGTTATAGCTCTTATGGCGATTGTTGCAGCAGGTGTTCTTATCGTAAAGAACTGGGACACGATCAAAGCTGCAGCTATGAATGTCTGGGATTTTATAAAAGGTGTTTTTTCAGATATCGGGTTTTCAGCAGAGGAGTTCGGTAGCAAGTTTGATGGGATAAAGTCGGGATTTATGTCGATAGCCTCATCTTTTCAGGAATTTTGGAGTGTTGTATCTCCGTACATCATGAAATATGGAGAGCTTATGAAATTGGTGTATGGTGTGCAGTTCGCAGCTATCATTGGTGCAGCTACCGGATACATTTCATCGTTTGCTTCATCTGTAATGGAGATGGCGTCTGGCATGATGCAGGCATTCAGAGGTGTTTTGGACTTTTTGACAGGTGTCTTTACGGGAAACTGGTCTAAAGCCTGGAACGGCGTGAAGGATATCTTTAGTGGTGTGTTTAAGTCACTAGCCGCACTTGCGAAAGCTCCCCTTAACGCTGTGATTTCTATAATTAACGGAGCTATTGCTGGTATTAATAAGCTCGGAATCGATATCCCAGACTGGGTACCGGTGCTTGGCGGTAAGAAATTCACTATAAATATCCCGAAGATTCCTATGCTGTATCGCGGTACTGATAACTGGATTGGTGGTCCGGCGATGATACATGATCGGGGTGCTGAGATTATCGATCTTCCGAAAGGAACGAGAGTTATTCCGCATGATAAGAGCTTGGAGATGGCAAAGGCTAGCGGTTCTAAAAACATACAGATAACAATAGCAAGACTTGCTGACAGCATCATAGTTCGTGAACAGGGAGACATTGAAGCCATAGCGGATATGCTTGCGGCAAAACTTGAAGAAACTGCAATGAACATGGGAGTTGTATGAGGTGAGTATGGAGATGTATATATCAGACGGGAGCTTAACTATTCAGCTTCCGGTGTTACCCTCTGAGTTTTCAATACAGACATCGCATCATCTTGAAGAAGTAAATATACAGGAGCTGGGAGATGTAATTCTTATTGGAAAACGGAAACTTGATAGTGTAACGATAAGTTCTATTTTTCCTGCACAGGAATATCCATTCATGCATGGTAAGTTCAGAAAGCCATATGATATTTGTGCTGATATAAGAAGATGGGAAGATAACGGGGCCGTACTTCAGCTTCAGATAACTGGGGCTCAGTACGGCACTTCTGTTGTTATCGAGTCATTTTCATACGGAGAGTCAGATGGTACAGGTGATGTGAGTTTTTCCATAGTTTTTAAGGAATATAGACAGCTAAGTACCGCTCGTGTGACTAAAAACATGAAGCAGCAGACGTATGTATGCCAGAAGGGAGATACCTTTTATTCGATTGCTCGTATGTTTACCGGAAACAGTGCAAATGCTGAAGCGATCGCAAGGATGAATGGAATGAAGGTATCGGCAAGGCTAAAGAAGGGAAAGAGGATAATAGTGTCTTATGAAGGTTAGATGGAATGATGAGTTTATAACGGATTTTGTTTCATCGGTAACGTGGAGTGGATCTGCGTCACAGGCAAGTAGGACGTTATCTTTTACGGTTGCAAACAGCCCTTATGACGTGAGTTTTCAAAAATTAAACATAGCGCTGGGAGATCTCATATATTTTTATGACGAAGGAAAGTGCCTGTTTGTTGGAGTTATAACTGATATGACAAGAACCGGACAGATAGGATCACTCACATATACAGCAAAGGACTTCATGCATTATCTTCTTCGAAGCACTGGTGCCTATGTGTTTAAGCATTCAAAGCCTGAGGCCATAACAGAAAAGGTGTGTCGGGATATACAGATAAAGACAGGAACACTTGCAAAGACTGGGAAAAATATAAAGTCGCTTATTATAGAAAATGACAGCTATTACAACATCATATTGAAAGCTTACGCGAAAGCAGCGCAGAAGCATGGGGAAGCCTATATGCCGGTTATGGATGGCATAAGGCTTTCTGTCATTTTAAAGGGTGAATTCTCTGGAATTACTTTGGATAGTGTATCTGATCTTACATCATCTTCATACAGTCAGACCACATCGGACATGGTAAACAGGGTCTGGATAGTAAATAACAAAAATAAGATGACTGGCCATGTGAAGGATACAGACTCGATTAATCGCTACGGTATATATCAGTCTATTTACAAGAAGGAAAAAGGTGTAAATGCAAAGAAGGCTGCAAAAAAGCTGCTTACCGGGATTACATCATCAGCATCTGTGGAAGCTATTGGAAATGTTGCATGTGTCAGCGGTTACGCAATCAATATCCGGGATAATGCATCTGGTCTTATAGGGAGATTTTATATCGATAGTGACAGTCATAAATATGAGAACGGTACGCATACCATGTCGTTGCAGCTTGCCTTTGAAAACAAGATGGAGGAAGTCTGATGAACGCTTATGAAAAGATTATAAAGAGAATGCGATCTGAAGGTGGGAAGAATACGGTGTATCCTTTGAAACTTGGTGAGGTTTTGTCAGGTAAGAAGATTAGCCTCGGTAATATCAAGCTGGATAGTTCACTGTATGTGCTTCTTGATAGTGTCGGCAGCATTTCCAAGGGGGACACAGTGCTTATTGCAGCGCTTTCTAATGAAGAGTATGTCGTACTCGGAAAGGTGAAGTGATGTTTCCGTTTGATATAGATGAAAAGAATCTGGAAGATAGCCAGAACAAGATCTTTAAGGAATATGAAATAAACTTCAAAACAGGCCAGCTTACCGGAAGAACGGTAACCGGAGTGGAAGCGATCAAAGTGTGGGCATGGCTTGCTCTTAAGACCGCAAGATACAGATTCCAGCAATACTCATGGAACTATGGAAGTGAGCTTGATGATCTAATCGGGAACGGATACGCCGGAGAGCATGTGGAGTCTGAGGTTAAGCGTATGGTTACGGATTGTCTGAAGGCAAATAAGCACATAAAAGGGATCAGGGATTTCACTTGTAGTTTTGAGGATGGAAAAATTACAGCAGCTTTTACGATCATAACGGATTACGGGGAGGCAGATATAAGTGTTTGAGGATAGAACGTATGAAAACATCATGAAAGAAATGATGTCGGAAATGCCTGATGACATAAATACAGAAGAGGGATCTCTTATATTCAATGCTTGTGCAAAGCAGGCATTGAAACTGGAAGAGGCATATCTTTCTATGGCATACATTTACGATAACATGCTTCCGGACACCCAGGATGAAGAGCATCTCATCAGATATTCAAAGGAACGTGGAGTTGAGATAAAGAAAGCCACACATGCAATACTTCTCGGGGTTTTTAATCAGGAGATAGAGACTGGAACACGCTTCACCCTAAATGACATGGACTACACGGTGGTGGAATGTATTGGTGGCTTCAACTATAGGCTTGAGTGTGAGGAGGAAGGTACAGTGGGAAACACCTCATTTGGAGAGCTCGATCCTGTTGACTATGTTGATGAGTGGCAGGGCGGACAGATAACAAAAGTGCTGGTGCCTGGAGTGAATCGTGAGGACACGGAGGTTTTCCGGCAGAGGGTTTTCGATACCTTTACCACAAAGGCTTTCGGAGGCAACAGGGCTGACTATATCCGTTTCTTTAACGAGATGGATGAGGTTGGAAGCATAAAGGCCGAAAGACGTGATATGGCGGCAACATGTATAGATGTCTATTTCACCGACAGGGATTTCAGAGTTCCATCTACGGTTGTTGTTTCATCTGTACAGGAAAAGGTAGATCCGGAATCATCCCAGGGTGATGGAAACGGACGCGCACCGATAGGACATAAGGTTATGGTACATCCTGTAATTGGTGTGACTATAGATATAGAGACAAAGATTACATTTGAAAATGGTTATTCATACGATGCTGTGAAATCGTACATAGATAGTAAGGTAAGTGAGTACTTTAGTGAACTTCGTGCAAAGTGGAGTGATTCTGAGAACCTCACGGTAAGGATTTCACAGCTTGAGTCAAGGATTCTTTCGGTTGATGGAATTGCTGATATCTCCGGTAGCAAACTTAACGGAAAAGATGAGAACTATGTGCTTGGAACGTATGAGATACCGCTGGAAGGAGAATTCAATGCAGTTTAACACACCAGAGGTTGTTGCCGGAATAAGGGATATTTCAGAAATTTACAAAATGAATGATACCGTTGGAAGCTGTATTGATGAAGAGATAAAAAGTCTTGAGGATGACATTTTCATTGAAAGCTGCGGTGAACAGAAGCTGGGGCGTATTGAAAAGCTGCTAGGAATATGTCCAAAAGACACTGACGGAATGGAAATGAGGCGGTTTGCTGTCATGACCGGAATCAGTGACAGGAAGACCTACAACATGGACGGATTGAAAAGAAAGATAGAGGCACTATGCGGTAAGGATAATTACAGGCTTTATCTTGACTTTCCAAGTGCACTAGTTCATTTATCACTGACTCTTGCAGCAAAGAACTGCTATGAATCCGTTATGGATATGCTTGATGAACAGCTTCCGCTTAACATGGCGATTGAAGGAGAAATCCTGTACCACACATACGAAGCATTGAAATCATATACATACGGTGAACTTGCGGATTATGAATGTGGGCAGATAAGGGAGATCTGATGAAATACACACAAAACTATAAGCTAAATAAGCCAGACAGTACTGATAAGTTTGATATTGATCATTTCAACTCGAACTTTGACAAGATAGATTCGGAAATGAAGAATGCAGCAAACGGACTGAATTATGTTAAAAAGGCGATCACTTCAAATCCGGACGGGACGGGGGCCATTGATCTCACGATAGGAACCAGGGATGGGGAGAAGGGCGATTTGTCTGTAGCCATAGGCGAAAAAGTAATGGCCACAGGAAAAGGCGCTATTGCAGCCGGGGTTGGAAGTAATGCAAGCGGTGCATTCAGTCATGCTGAAGGAACATTTTATGTGGAAAGACTTAGGGAAAGCCTAAAGATAACAGACGTTGAACAGAACGCCGTTGTTATTGCTTCTATAAAGGGTATAGAGAATGGAGAGGTAGATCTTGAAGAGTGGCTTTCGGAATCAAAGGTTTATATTGTTTCGCAGAATGTGAATTACGACGATCCTGAAAGTATCTTAAGCACTACTAAGAAAATAGAAGTTGATAGATATGTAACGGCATCAGAAGGATATCGCTTCAAAGCTGATAAAGAAAGTCATTCGTTAAAAGCCGGAGACAAGGTGTATCTTATTAGGCTTTTTGAAACAAAGAGCATAGGAAATTATTCTCATGCAGAAGGTATGGGAACCTGTTCTGATGGTGAGGCATCACATGCAGAGGGAATACACACGTCAGCAATTGGAAACGCAGCACACAGCAGTGGTCTTAAGAGTATTGCATCCGCTAGTGGAGGATTTGCGCATGGATCTGGAGTGATAGCGGATAATGGTTATTCGGTAGCCTTTGGTGTATATAATGCGCACATGAAGGGAGGGGCTACGCCCTATCAGGGAAGAGGAACAGCTTTTGTAATAGGAAATGGACTGGAAGATTCACGTTCAAATGCGCTTTCACTGAGCTACGATGGAGTACTGAAAACAGCTTCAACTATGACAGCATCTACTTCGGCGGATTATGCTGAGTATTTCGAATGGAAAGATGGTAATTCAGAAAACGAGGATAGAGTCGGATATTTTGTAACGCTTGATGGAAATATGATAAGGAAAGCTACAGATCAGGATGATTATGTCCTAGGCGTGGTTTCTGGAAGTCCATGCATTCTTGGAAATGGTGATTGTGATGTATGGAATGGAAGGCTCATAAGGGATGACTTCAGGAGAGTAATCATGGAAGAGGACAGCGATGGAGGTCATGCAAAGATAAATCCGGAATATGACAATACACGTAATTATAAAAACAGAGCAGACAGACCTGAATGGTCAGCGGTAGGAATGCTTGGAATTCTACCCGTCAGACAGGATGGAACCCTTAAGGTGAACGGCTATGCCACTGTAAATCTTGATGGAATGGCAACTGAGTGTGACAGATCAGTCAAAAACGCCTACAGGGTAATAAATATAAAATCTGCGGAAGTCGCAGAAATAATTTTTCGTTAAAGACAGCCTTCGGGCTGTTTTTTTAATACACATTTTTATAAGGAGGCTCGAAATGAAAGAGTTATGGAACGTAGCACAGTGTGCATTTGCAGCAATGGGAGGAGCGATTGGTTCGGTGTTAGGGGGCTTTGATGGATTTCTTTATGCATTGATACTCTTTGTAGTGATCGACTATGTGTCGGGAATCTTTGTTGCGGTAAGTAACGGAATACTCTCAAGTTCAGTTGGATTCAGGGGAATTGCAAAGAAGGTACTGCTTTTCTTTCTTGTAGCAGTGTCCACCAGCATTGACCGTCATGTTCTTCAGACCGGAGAGGTCGTAAGGACAGCGGTCATTTTCTTTTATTTATCAAATGAGGGCGTTTCGATTCTTGAAAATGCTACCAGGTTAGGGCTGCCGGTACCGGAAAAGTTGAAGAAGGTCCTGGAGCAGATCAAGGAGGGGAATGATGACGGAGAAAAAGAGGTTCATTGAGCTTATTGGCAGCGCGGCTGTAGCAGCGTATGGGGAGTATAAGATACTTCCCTCGCTTGCTATAGCGCAGGCTATTCTTGAAAGTAACTGGGGAAAGAGCGGTCTTTCGAAGGATTGCTATAACTTTTTCGGGATGAAATGGAGAGTCGGTTGTGGCTGTGATTATAAGGAATATTCGACAAAGGAGCAGAAACCGGATGGCAGCTACTACACCATAAAAGCTAGGTTCAGAAAATATAGTAGCGTTGAGGAAGGAATCCAGGGGTATTATAAGTTCCTTTCCGGATATAAGCGTTATCACAATCTTATAGGTGTGACAGATGCAGACACTGTATGTGATCTCATCCGGGCTGATGGCTGGGCGACTTCTCTAAAGTATGCCGAAAATCTGAAGAAGATGATCAGGACATACAGCCTGACGGATTACGACAAGAAAGTGATCGGTAAGTCGTCGTTCACAAAAATGAAGGCTATGGTTAGGATAAGTAATCTTCGGATCAGAAGCGGCCCGGGAACAGACTATGCCTGGACGGGAAAATACTGCGAAAAAGGATATAACAATATCTTAGAAACAAAACCGGGAAAAGGCTCAGTTAAAGGCTGGGGAAAGCTAGAAGATGGAAGCGGTTGGATTTCGATGGATTATGCAAAATAGAAATAATTGAAGTAGAATAGCGCAAATACTATACTATAGTATATGCTGCAGTTTGGGGAATAAGAGTGTTTATTTTCATAGTGGAGGTAACACCAATGCCTAAAGATGATAAAAGAAACATTGAAGAACTAAAAAAAATTAAAGGTTGTATCAGACAATCCGCCGATATTCAAGATATTGCAAATAGGGGATTTGAAGCGCTCAAAAACACGTTGTCCCCCGCAGATATGATGGAATTTCTATCTTATGTCGCCGTTAATGCCAGGATTGCTGATCTTGATGGAAGACTTAACAACGATAATGCAGATTCAGCTACTATGACTTATGAAGATATCATAAAAATATTTAGTTGAATAAGATAAGAAGCTAGAATAGATAAGGTATTAGCTCTGTCGATAATATTTTGGATTTGCAGGTCTAAACTCATGGAGTTCGTCGTCTGTAAGATTTGGAGCATCATCAGTGAAGGTTACGGGCTTTTTTGAAGCAGCCTTTATTTCTTCAAGCTGTTCTTTAGTAGGGAAGTCTTCTGGGTTCAGTTTCATTGATTCTGTAGCCATTGTAGATCCTCCTTTCACGAGGAGATAAGTAAAGTTTTTATCTCAGTATGAAAAATAGTAATCGCCATAGGATTACAAGATAGAACTAAACTAATGATAGTAAGAGGATAACTTCGTAGTCAATGACTGAAGTTATCCTCTTTTTTCGTTTTAAATATATTTTCTAAGAAGCAAGTCAGTCTGCGGATTGTCACCAGCGAAGAATATGTGTGATGAAAACTACCGAAATCTTTTATTAGGGTGGCAGCTCCTTTTATAAGTTACGTCGATTACAGCTAGCTGTAATATGCACATGCTATTATGTTAGTAATTTCAAGGAGGATGCTTATGACAAGAGCTACTTATGAGCCTACAGGTGAAGAGTGCTGGATAAACATGGACTATGTTATTGATGCTTATCCGCTGGGGAATAAGATGAGGCTTTATACTATAGATAGAGAAAGAGGTTCATATCTTGTAAATAGAGAGGCGTTTGAATTTGAGCAGGCGTTTGCAAATCAGCTTAAATTTTGAAATGACAGTAAATAAATAATAAAAACTAGGGAAAGATAATATTGACCGATGTTACAGCTTTAAGTTGTAACCGACGAAGAGTAGCCAGGAAATATGCGATATAAGCGTATATTTTCTGGCTATATTTTTTTATCAAAAAAATAGCAGAATATCCCGGAATTTACTCCGTCAAATCCCCTTAGTAAAGATAGAAGGCAGAACCTTCGAACGATAGGAGGAATTTTACAATGACAGACAAGCAGAAAAACCAGATTGCTGTATATAGAGGGCAGGGGCTTGGATATTCCGTGATAGCTCAGATGATGGGGTTATCAATTAATACTATTAAGACACATTGCAGGAGGTATGGGCTTGGTGGGAAACGTGCATTTGAAGATCAGGGAGATATAACTATTTCTGCATGTGAAAATTGTGGGAAACCAGTACAGCAGAAGAAGGGAAGAAAGAAGAAACGTTTTTGCTGTGACAGATGTAGAAATGCCTGGTGGAATGCACACTTGGAGTTAGTGAATAGGAAAGCCAATTATGAGTGTACATGCGAAAAGTGCGGAAAGAAATTCATTTCGTATGGAAATAAGGATAGGAAGTATTGTAGCCATGAGTGTTATATCGAAGATCGTTTCGGAGGTGAGTACTAATGCAGGTAACAAAGACAAACACTCCTGCGCTTAATACTCCGGCAAGAGCGATGACTATTGAGGCTATGCAGCAGGATTTTGAGTATGAAATGGCAGAAAAGATCACGAAGGCGCTTCTCGATAACGGGCTTATATCTGAGGATGAACGGGAAAGGATATCCGCATTAAACCGGGAAAAATTCACCCCTTTTTATCGCGATATTATGGAGAAATAACTTGATATATGTGGCATCAAGAGTGATGAATAGTATCGACCTAATACGGAGGTGAGACGGTGATAAGGATAACGAAAATAGAATCTACACCGAGCTTTGTTAGACAGAAAAAGGTCCGGGTTGCCGCTTACGCCAGAGTCTCAACAGATAGTGATGAGCAGCTTTTAAGTCTTGAAACTCAAAAGGAACATTATGAGTCCTTTATTAAGGAGCATCAGGGCTGGGAATATGCAGGTCTGTATTTTGACGAGGGTATTAGCGGTACCAAGATCGAAAGGCGGGATGGTCTCCTTAAACTTCTTAAGGATTGCGAGGAAGGTAAAATCGATCGAGTTATTACAAAGTCCATCAGCCGTTTTTCAAGAAACACAACCAATACACTGGAAATGGTCAGGAAACTTTCTAAGCTTGGCATTTATATCTTTTTTGAGAAAGAGAACATCGACACAGAACACATGAGTTCGGAACTCATGCTTTCAATTCTAAGCTCAATCGCAGAAAGCGAGTCTAGGTCCATTTCGGAAAATAGTAAGTGGTCAGTAAAGAGACGGTTTGAAGAAGGAAAATTTATTATTTCGTATCCGCCTTATGGATATACAAAGGTTGGAGAAAAGATTGTAGTAGTGCCTGAGGAAGCTGAAGTTGTAAAAGAAATTTTCAGAATGGCTCTTTCAGGTGTAGGCTCTTACGGAATAGCAAATACTCTTAACGAAAAAGGCATAAAAACCAAAAGGAATCGACGCTGGGGAGAATCAACGGTGCTTGAGATTCTTAAAAATGAGAAATACACAGGTGATGCGATTTTTCAAAAGACTTTTACGGATGATGGATTTAATCGGCATATAAATTATGGCGAAGAAAACATGTATTTATGTAAAAATCACCACGAAGCAATCATAAGCCATGAGACATTTGACATGGTAGGGAAGGCGATGACCAGGCGGGGGCAAGAAAAAGGAAATAGCGAGAATACTGATAAGTACCAAAATAGATATTCGCTTTCTGGAAAGATTATCTGTGGTGAGTGTGGATCGACTTTTAAGAGAAGAAGCCACTACAAACCCAGTGGAGATTATATTGCCTGGACCTGCAAAGGACATCTTGCTGACAAGGATTCCTGCAGCATGCTTTATGTAAAAGACGCTCACATAAAGCTAGCTTTTGTGAGGATGATGAATAAGCTGCAAGTGGGGTGGAAACATATGATGAGGCCATTCGTGGATGGACTTAGGGGATTTAACAACATTGATAGGCTTCATCAGATAAATGACTTGGAATCACGAATTGAAAGAAATGATGGACAGCAGCGGGTGCTTGTAAGCCTTTTGAGTTCTGGTTACATCGAACCGGAAGTTTATCACGCGGAGCATAACGCACTGACTCAAGAAGCTGATTCCCTTATGAAGGAAAAGCAGCAGCTTTCCCAAAGTATAAGCGGTGACATGACCCATCTAACTGAGGCTGAAAAGCTACAAAGGTTTTTAGCGAAAAAGGTAGATATTACGGAATATGATGAAGAGATTTTCACTGAGTATGTTGAAAGCATAACAGTTCAAAATAGGAAAACGTTTACCTTCAATATGAAATGCGGACTAAAGTTGACAGAAAGTGTGGCGCTAGAATGACGCACATACCATACGGATACAAAATCGAAAGCGGAACTGCTTCATTCAATGATGATGCTGTGTTGATCAGGAAGCTGTTTACCAATTTCATCGAGTGCAAATCAATGAGAGCTGCTGCAAAAGCAGCCGGGTTAAATAAAACACATTCTGTAATAGGAAGGATCCTAAGAAATGGGGTTTATCTTGGAACTGATTTTTACCCACAGCTCATTGATTATGAGACATTTACTAAGGCGCAGGAGATACGAAATACCAACGTAAAGAGCCAAAAACGGCCCCACTGCTATAGAACAGATACACAGATTCCTAAATCATTTAGGTTCAAGATCGGCAAGGTGGAAAAGAAATACGATGATCCATATTTGCAGGCACAATTCGTATATAGCCAGATAGGAGAAGAGCGCAATGAATAAAAACGTAATACTAATCCCGGCCAGAAAGCGCAAAGGGAACAGTGTGGCAAAAGAAGTAGATAAGCCGAAACTCAAGGTTGCAGCATACTGTAGAGTAAGTACTGACAGCGATGAACAGGCTGGTAGTTATGAAGTACAGGTTGAACACTACACTGATTATATCAGTCGTAATAATAAGTGGGAGTTGGCGGGCATTTACGCTGATGAAGGTATTTCCGGTACTAATACAAAAAAGCGGGAAGGCTTCAATGAGATGATTGATGATTGTATGAAAGGAAAGATCGACTTGGTTATTACAAAGTCCATCAGCCGCTTTGCCAGAAATACCTTAGACTGCCTCAAGTATGTAAGAAAGCTCAGGGATAAGAATATAGCAATCATTTTTGAAAAGGAAAACATTAATACATTAGAAGCCAGCGGGGAGCTTCTTCTTACCATCATGGCTTCCCTTGCACAGCAGGAGTCACAATCCTTAAGCCAGAATGTGAAACTTGGATTACAATTCAGGTATCAAAACGGTGATGTGCAAGTTAATACAAACCATTTTCTGGGATACACTAAGGATAAAGATGGAAAACTAATTATTGATAAAAAAGAAGCCGTAATAATTCGCAGAATTTATAGAGAATATTTAGAAGGCGCCAGTATTAGAGATATTGCTAAAGGTTTGGAAAGGGACAAGATAAAAACCGGTGGAAAGAGATACAAATGGCATTTTAGTACAGTTCATGGAATTCTTACGAATGAAAAATACATCGGGGACGCTCTTTTACAAAAAACAATTACAACAGATTTTATTGAAAAAACCAGAATAAAGAATGATGGTTCATATCCAGAGTATCCACAGTATTATGTGACGGGAAATCATGAAGCTATTATTCCCAGGGATATTTTCACTCAGGTGCAAGAAGAGATAGCTCGGAGAGCGAACATGTCTAGTGGAAATGGAAAAAGGAAGCGACTCTATTCTAGCAGATATGCTCTTAGCAGCCTTTGTACATGCTCCAGATGCGGTGATATTTACAGACGTGTCGCCTGGAATAACAGAGGAAAACGGTCAAATGTATGGCGTTGTTGTACGAGAGTGGAAAGTGGACCTAAAGCGTGCGATGCGCCTACAATCCCGGAGAGTGAACTTCAGGAAGCGACAATTAAAGCGATCAATCAATTGCTTAAGTGTTCGCCTTCGATGATCAAGACTTTACTGGATAATGTGCGAGAGACAATTGTTGATGATAATAGCTGTGAGCTCGAAACCTTGGATGAATTGCTGAAGGTAAAGCAAACGGAACTTGTAAAGTTAACACAGGCAAAGAAGGATTATTCTGATCTGCTGGATGAGATGGATATACTGCAAGAAAAGAGGCAGAAGCTCTTAGTTGAAAGGGCTGAAAGGGAAGGTGTCAAAAGAAGATTAAGTGAACTGGAACTATTCATCAAAGTGACCAGCAGGGAGATTACAGAATATGACGAAGCATTAGTCCGAAAATATATCAAGGAAATAAAAATATACGATTATAGGTTTCAGGTTTTCTTTAAAGCCGGAATTGATTTGGATATTACAAGATAA